GTTTATTTATCCGCATACTCAAAAGGTACTTAAATGCTGTCTGGTCATGGTTACAGAGAATCTAAAGATACAGCTAACTCTCATGAGAAAGTAGCAAACATTGTTCAGATAGATTTGAAAACTACCAATTATTTGTATCGATTATGTTAACGAGGCTGGAAAAAATCGGTATTTCTCTGATTTAAAGGCTGAATCGTTCAGGCAGGGGAATATAGCAGCAGGATGCAGGATGTTTTCGTCGCAAGAAAAAATCAGAGAGGAATGAGAAAAAAAGATAAATGGCGCGCCCTGCAGGATTCGAACCTGCGACCCACGGCTTAGAAGTTCCTGGAACCACCTGAGCCAACAATAACTTACCGCATCATTCCTGCGCTCACACGTCCCATGATGCTAAAAGATGGAAAGAGACAGAAACCCATAAAAAGTGGTATCTGTCCCATATCCGTCCCATTCACATTACCGGTGCATCGTCGTTCCGAGCCTTGTTAACAAGCCATGTTACCACGCCTATCACCGAAACATCATCCAGAGCTTCTCCTTCGATAGCTTCTCCATCTTCCGTAATAAGAGATTTACCCGCTGGCCTGGCGAAATAGTTGCGGCCGAGCCAGTTAATCAGGACGTACTCTCCTGCTTTTGGCTGTGAACCCTTCTCCACTACCGCATAACCGCCGGTCGTCTCGATGATCATCGTATTGGCGTTCGTGCCACAGACGATGTCTGGAGTTAACCGGGTCTGGATAAAATCCATTGCAGGTGACGGGAAGCCCATATCACATACCTCCCTGGTTCGGGTTGTAGAGCATGAACGTGCGCTCCTCTCCCTCCTGCGTGGAGATATCTTTGAAAGTATCGATGTGGTGTTCGATCCACACGTTGGCCTCATGCAGTGACCAGTCGTGTTTGCGTTTCGCCAGCTCAGCGACGAAATCCTGAGTGGTGACGGTGCGTTTCCCTTTCGGGCTGATGTGTAGTGCTGCGTAGAACGCTGGGCGGATATCTGATAAGCGCGGCATTGTAGTCTCCTTTTTTCTTATACTGTATATGCATACAGTAGTTATTGAGAAAAGGAAGGTCAAGCGCAGCCAGTCAAAAGAGCGGCAAATAAATGACTATCATCATGGTTCCGGTAAAAATAAATTGACTTAAGTTAATTTAATAATAATCATCACCCGATTAAATCACTGATTTCTTTATTTAAAATATATCCTTTTCAAAAACCATGGTAAATACAAACACATGCGTTTTATTCCGGAGGTTCGAGTGAAAACTCCTAGCGGCAGGATTGAGTTTGCTAACTCATTGCGTGGTTTGGCAGCTGTTGCGGTACTAATTTCACATTATTTTGGTGTTTTTTGGTACAACCGGCAGGGAGCGAGTCAGCTTGCGAATGCAATAGTGCCAACAGTGGAGCAGGTTCCCACCCCATCATATGTGACGTGGTTTGTTTTTTTTCCTGTTGCCTGGGCTCCACTCGGCGTGGCTCTCTTTTTTCTAATAAGCGGATTTGTAATCCCATTTTCAATAACACGTGCCAGTTCGGCCGCATTCCTTGTAGGCCGTTTTTTCCGTATATATCCCCTGTATATTGCTGGATTTTCGGTAACAGTGCTGGCCCTGATGCTATCAGGAAATGCGGCAGGCTTCGCATTCCCTTATACCTTTGGGCAGGTTCTTACTCATTATATTCCCGGAGTCCATGCGCTTATGGGTTCAGTGGGAATTGACGGGATAATATGGACGCTGGAAATAGAAATTGCTTTTTACCTGGTATGCGCGGCTTTTGCGCCATTGATTAGATCAGGCAATGTCCTCTTTTTCTTAATCCCGGCGGTTCTTTTTTCATTTGTTTATTTCTTTCATGGCTACTCATGGATCAGCAATCTGAAATTGTTGGCGCACATCAGCGAATACATGATTTTTATGTTTATTGGCGTGGCGTTTAACTATCTGTTCCGTGGGATATTGAAATTCAAGACTTTCTTAGTAATTGTTACAGGAATTTTTATAACATTTTACTTTGGCATGAAAACCAATGACGAGCCGCAGGCCGCGATCACCGGATATACAGTGGCGCTTGTGATTTTCACGCTTTCGGCGCTGACTTCAAAACACTGGAAGCAGTCACGAATACTGAGTTTTCTGGCTGATATCAGCTACCCACTCTATGTAGTGCATGGTGTCATGGGGTACGCAATCCTTGCCCATTTAACATCGGCAGGGGTTTCGCCGTTTGTAAGCATCATGGCGGCAACGATAACGTCAGTTACCGTAGCGTGGATTCTACACATAACCATAGAGTCCCCAAGCCATAACGTAGGCAAGAAAATGATGTCGCTGATATCGGTAAAAAAAGCAGTGGCAGTTTGATATATAAGGGCGTAATTAAACGCCCTTTTTATTCATTGCGGTTGTGGCGGCCACTGAATATCCGGAGCTTTATTTGTATCAACGCGATTAACCAGAACGCGATATTTCTTCCATGCGTTCAGTAACCTTACTTCTTCGTCAGTTGCCATATCCAGATCGACAGCATCCTGTAAGGGTGCTATCTGGTTATTCGCCACAGTTAGCCTGTACTGCTTCTCCTGCTCAGCGGCAGCGACAAGTTGTGCATGTGAGGGTGGCGTTACCGGAGGTGGAGTGAAAGTCTCCCCATCATATAACCAGCCAATTCCAACAGACCCATCAGTTTTAACAGCGTACCCCTCATCGGGTTGCCATTCTGCTTCACCATCCCAAACGACAATATTTATTACAATGCCGTCTTTTACTACTGCATAACAATTATCCATTACGCGTACTCCCAAATAATGATTTGCCCATCATTACCGCGGTTGCCATTTACATTCTGGTTTCCAGAAGTGGTAACAGCGCCTGGCCCACCACCACCCGGACCGCCTTGCCCTGAGACAACAGAGGCGCCACCAAATCCGGCCCCCATCGTTCCACCCGCAATGGTCGGTGATGAGGACACGCCGTTTTGTCCACCTGACCCCGTGGAGTTTATATTTCCTCCAGATGCTGTTCCGCCTCCGCCACCCATGCCCACAAGGCTGCTCGATGCGTTAGAGGATGCTGTGTTGCCTCCACTGCCACCCGTCGCAGTAAACCCAGAACCAAAGGTGGTCGAGCCCCCGTTCTGTCCACTGACAGCAGGATAAGTAGCGCCATTACCGCCCAGGCCTACCGTGTAAGCGATCGCTGCGGTGCTGCTGATAGGGATGTATTTTTTTGCATAGCCGCCGCCGCCACCACCACCGCCCGCCGCGTTGTAGTTTGCCGAGGATGAAGCCGCGCCACCGCCTCCACCACCACCGACAATTTCGACAACGATAGCTTTAACATTCGCTCCGGGTGTATATGAGCCTGAGGTTCCTAAAACCTTTGGTGAACCCAAAAGGCGGCCAGGAACGCCAAGTAGTGTGGTGTCCTGAGAAATATCAGTTCCATCGCAAACAACCTCTGCGGTAAACCCGGTAGGAATTGACACACCCGTACCTGAGGTGGTTTTAAACGTGACGGTAAACGCGCCGGAGCAGTTGTTAACAACCGTCCACGATTTCCTCCAGGCTGGCACGATGACATTGATATTTGCTGTCAGCGTACCGGTTAGCACAATACGGTCACGTGACGCCTGTAGCGTTGACAATGTCACGCTGGATGATCCCAATCCCGTAACACTGGTAACGCCGTAGGAGTCAGCAGGCACCCAGCCGGTTAATAGAGTAGCGGAGGATGTTTCAGGGTTGTTTGTGTTGCCATCAACCGTGTTTAACCAGTACCCGTCCCCCGTAGAGTTCGCCAGCCTTGCCCCGATCGGATAACCACTCACACCGGATGAAAATGTGGAGTCATATCCATATCCGCCGCCTGCCTGAGCCCAGCGGATGGCAGATGTGATGTCATTCAGTACACCATTAAAATCAGTCCCGAATGGCGGAATACCACCTGCGGCAATTGGTGTTCTGGTTAACGGCGGGAATCCATCCGTATATGATGCGCGGCCACCTGATACCCCAATCTGGGACGCTACGGGGATATCCTGTTTGGAACCACTGCTAGCAAAGGGAACCGGTAACAATTTGGGTAAATTGCTAATTTGCATTTTGTATTCCTGTATCCGGGAAGAAAATTCCCTGTTCAAACGGTTGAAGGCCTGCTTCGGCAAACCCGAAGGTGGTTTGAGGGTCAACTATCATCAGGCCAACTGACACGCCTGCTGGTTTTGTTATTGCATTCGAATTAAGAATTACCGCCCGCTCCACGTCGCTTAATTCAAAGAGAAAGACATACCGAATCGACATGACTCCGGTAATTGCGACGAACACCTGTCCTTTAGTTCCAAAAAGGTAATTAAGCAGGCGGTTAATATTTGGGATCGAGCAATCCGTTATATTTGACATGGCCTTTGCCATGATCAGGATGCGATAGGCGTCATTGCTCAGCCGGTATGTCTGTGACTGAAGCGGACCGTTATAAAAAGGTGCTTCATTAAATGGCTTGGGTGAATTATTCGAAGCGGAGGTTAATGCTTCATCAAAGCCAAAATATGTGGAAGATTGCTCAACTTTAAGCAATCGTGATACGCCAACTATCTTCCCCCACACATCCAGCCCGTACGTATCAGCCGTGGAGATATCCCACACAGACTTAATGAACTCTTCAGTAAATTCATCCAGGTCGAGTGCGTCATTAAGGGTCTCTATCAGGCTTCTAAGTTTCGGACTGTCTGCGTATTGTGTGAGGATTGTGTCCTTCACATTTCTCATACGAGGGTTACCGTAATATCGTTAGCGTCGAGAGTGGGGATCTGGTCAACGCCATATTCAACTGATGAGGCAAATGTTGTTCCGTTCTTACTGACCGTGAGAGACAGGACGTTGACCACGGAAGGGTCAATCTTATTCACCACAGAGTAATAACCGCCGGCGAAAAGCTTTGACCCGACTCTGGCTTTTGGCACAAGGTCGCTCCCGCCATTAAAGGCGTTAATTACCTGCTCTTTTACCAGGTCGCCGATGTTAGAAGGCAGCGATGCGTTGTTCGCAATTTCAACTTTGTAATACGTTCTGGCAGGCGAAGGGGTATTCCAGGTGATCGTATATTGCGGTGGGTTGTTGGTTCCCTGCGTTGTATCCGTCACGACAAAGGACGTATTACCCACCATGCCGCATCCGGCTTGATTCTTAATATAAATCGCCTGCGCAATATCAGCTGCGTTACCCCCATATGCCGCCACGTAAACGCTGTGCGCCGGAACCGGGTAATTTGTTGCACCGATATTTACCGTTGATCCTGAATGATTTGACCAGACATAAGCATCAATCACACCGTCAACGTCCAGCACGGCGGCGTAAATTGACTCCGGGGTGCCTTTCGCATTCAGGGCGACAGATTGTTTGCGCCGGTATTCAAAATTAGCCCGGGTCTCTACATCGTTACCTGCCGAACCAGCCGCAGCGTTCGTAATCCCTGACCATCCCGATATGCCGCGATAGATTCGGTTAAGAGCGCCTACAGGGCACGGTATAGCTCCGCTGGTCAGGTTCTGAAATACGATATCAATAGACCCTGTTGAGGGGATTACTGCATCAGTGAGTGAGGTATAGATATAGCCAGCTTCATCCTGTGCCGTGCTTCCTGCCGGGATGGGTGTCCCCACAAGCCCGGTAACGGTGGCCGTTACAGTTGTCCCCGTGGCGGCTATGCGGTCAATGAAATAAATGCGCCCGATAGCATCCTGAAATCTTCCGGATGCGTAGTCAGGGTTGATGTTGTTTGCGATATAAAGCAGCTGGTCATTTTTGTCGGCGATAATTGCCGCGTCGCTTTGCGCCATCTGCCCCTGCGGTGTCGTGAGGCTTTTGCTCATCCCGCCACCGAAGGAGTTATCCAGATCTACCAGTCGCCCGTCGAGGATATCAATCTCATCCGGCACCGAGAGACCGATGTCAGAAAACTCAGCAGCGGGAACTGCCGTTGTTGCGATTACTGTCGCCATGCGTGGCCTCAGAATTGGATTGTGCTGGAGATGTTATTCGTGTCTATGATGGTCATGACGCCGGAGCATTTCCGATCGCCTTTCCCGATAGCCACCGTGCAGGCCGCTGATTGAACGTAGGGGAGTTTTAAAGCCTCAGTTTGCATCTTGGTATTAATAAGCTGCGTGCCGGGCCAGTGCCCCAAAATACGCTGGTAATAAGGGATACCAAGTGAAGTGTCGTACCATGACTCGCCGAGGAATGTCAGACATGCACAGGCAACATCCTGAGCTACGGCGTAGGGATTGTCGGTTATTGCCATATTGCCAAAGCTATCGAGGCTGATATCCCATGAGTCGGTTTCAAGCAGGAAAGATTTTGTGATCATATCAGCCCGCCCATATACGTGATGGTGACTGAGGGGTGACGGTATATTTCTTCAGGAATTTGAGTTTCAGATCATCATTGATGACACGCAGATTGACGTGGTAACCGTCTAAAGGGGTGTATTGCGTTTCCGGCTCGCCCGGGTTAACCGGAACCTGCACGACACCAACAATATCTACCAGAACTTCCGGGTGATAATAGCTTCCTTCAACGTCCTCAAAGCCTGATTTCAGCAACTGCTTCCTCATCTCTTTTTCAGTGCTGAACCGCAGATAAATATCTTTCATCGTATGCCCTTCATTTGGATGTCAGATAACGACCTGTGCCAGATACGCAAATTGCGTATATGACCGTTAAGCATGCGTGATCCAGAGGCCGTGGCCCCGGCTCCGCGTCCGATATAAAAGAGTTGATTGACTGAGGAAGTTGTTCCTGGTGCCGGCCGGGATACAGATGTCGGGTTGGTCAGGAGCGTTCCATCCACGCAACTCTGATTCTGTGAAGTTGTGGAGCGGGAACAAACCGTATGAACCTGCCCGTCATCAATCCGGTTGTCTGAGTAATTAAACGTTGCACTGCCATACGCGAATGCATATTTCCCCAGGGTCGCAGTCGTGCTGTCTACCATCAGAACGATGAATTCAGTGGTAGTCGGATACGCTGCAAGAATTCCGCGGCGGCTTGACGTAGCGCCGTCTGTTGCAGTCTGACCGTTACAGTGAACCTCAGCCGCGATAGTTATCGGGCCAAAATAGTTGTCATTGCCTGAGCGTTGCGCGGAGCAGTCATCAGGTGACCGGGTAACAGCAGATGCAAGAGTTGGGATGTAAGATGTCGACAGTGGCCCTGTCTCAAGCTGAGGCATTTGCAGGCGTATTTCTGTTCCTGCCGGCACAACGGTTTGCCCTACCCTTGGAAGCGCTCGTAACTGGAAGAAATAACTGTCTGCGGTCGATGCGGTAAATGTGCAGGAAAATGTGTAATAGCCATCGCTGTCTAAGACGGATTTGTTTACTGTCACTCCAGTGAATGGGGTTACGGTGCCGCTTATATAATCAAGCGTACAATCCGTAATAAACCCCGCCCCGTTTGCGACACGCACCCGCAGCCTGCCATTGGTTGCTTTGGTTCTGCATGAAATACTTGCAGTACCGCCTACCGCAAGAGAAACAGATGAACTGTTGGCGATCATGCTGAGTTCGCTAATATCGGCAGTAACTGTCAAAACACCAGTCACAGCTTGTGTGGTTCCATCTGCCTGCTGGGTTTTAGTTACGCCTGACGTGGCCCAGTTAGCTGGATTATCCGAGTTTAAATAAAGGTTGGTGCTGGATCCCTCAATTAATAAACCTTGTTTTTCAAATCGAGCCTCATTAATTGCCGCTGTCTGCAATACGCCTGATTTGTCGATATACGTCGCGGTTGATGCTCTGGTGAATGACAGCAATTTAGTGTTAACCGGATACCCGGAAATCATTTTTAGATCGTCACTGAGTGGTGCCCATACATCCGGGAACGGCGGCGCGACATAACCCGTGGCAGCAGCTGAACTGGCGGCTTCTGCGGCGCTCTGTGCTGCGGATGCTGCTGAAGCGGACGCACTGGTTTCGCTGGACTTTGAAGCTGTCTCAGAAGCTTTTGCGGCTGCTTGCGATGCTACTGCCTGCTGCGCGGCGTCGGTGGCCTGCCCGGTCAGCTCTTCAACATTGGCCTGCAGGTTGTCGGCGACGATGACGCACTGAGCCGCGGCGTTCTCCGCTACTGTTGCGTATTGCGCTGCGCGTCGAATATCAATAGTGGACATAGTGAATTCCGTATTTTGGGCATAAAAAAACCCCGCCGAAGCGAGGTTGTTAGTTGGGAAATATCCCACCTGAATATTCGTCAGTAAAAAGTAGCTATTTTCACCGTGCCGTCAGGAATTCCATTTTTGCTTAACTCCCAACAGGATTTTGATACCTCATTAACGATGTACCGCTGCTCCGGAGAAAAGCCTTCAGCAAGCTTAATTCTTTCCTGAATAGCCTCAATGGAAACGCCTTTCTGTTGCGCGGCACCGGCCTCCCTGCAGGTCATGCGAACCAGAGAGTCATATTGCGCCTGAAGATACCGATTTTGTGACATGGCAAAAAGGTATGCAGAATTCAAATCAGACGCATACTTTTTGATATTTTTATCTTTCAGGCACTCCGGGGAAGAAGCGCATGATTCATCATTATTACCCGGATCCGAATTCGTGTCTGCCACCGTGGAAGAGTTGCTAGCCGCAGTGTCGGCAGGCGTCCTGGTCTGGTTTTTATCGTTTGTGGCGCAACTGCATAAAACAAATATAGCCGCAGTCAGGATGATATATTTCATTATACAGGCCCTTGAGTATTGTTATTGCCTGATTGTACCCCACTGTGAACGTGAGTTGAAAGGTTCTTGCCTTTACCTGTCACTTCACCAACTGCAATTACATTACCGCCAAAGGTGGCATTTCCAGCATAACTCCCGGATCCCTGATTAACCTGTCCATTAAGCTCAATAATAGGGGAGTTAAAGGAAATTTTAGCGTCTGCATTAACCGCAACATTAGGAGCAGTAACACTTACAAGCAACGGTGAAACAATATCAATACCATCATTGGCGAATTTTACATACTGAACAGGATCTGCATTCAGAACACCACCGAGATATATTCCGTCAGCTTTACTGTGAGTTCTCATTGACGCGGGAAGAGACTCGGTTTTCTCTTTTTTAACTTTGGTTATGTCGCGATCACAGCAAAGCATTATTCCAATATCACCCTCAACAGGGTCCATCATGACCGCGCTGGCGCCCCTCTGCAGCCTCCAGACCGGGACATTAAACACCTCTGAATTTTCCACTTTCTCATTACCTGCTGAAAATCCAAGGACCAGCGGCAATACATCAAGCAACGGGGGTTGTAGTCCGGGTTGGGGTTTAACTTTTTTCACCAGGACAGTCTGAATAAAAGCATGGCGTGAAAGCAAAAGGTTAAAAATATATTCATTGATGTTCGCTTCGCAGTTTACATCCTGCGGCTTATATGAGAATTCACCTTTTTGCGTCATTTATTGCTCCGGGTTTTGGTAAGCCACGACAAAAGAAAACCACGGGCCGCCTTCTACCCATGACGATATAACATGCTTTACGCTGGTGATTGTGTACATTCCAGACGCGCCGGGCAGCTCGGTTTCGAGCTTCATTTTGCGGGGGGCTATCAGGTTTGATGAAAACATGCAGGTAAGATAAAGCCCGTCGCGTGTCCATACCGGATACCCTATCAGGCCGCTGCTTTTAGACACAAAAGGAACCACGTCATCCCATGACCCATTCAGTGACCAAATCCTGATAACTTGCGTACTGCAGTCAATATTCAGGTTTGCCATTTTTGCCAGTTGAGTGATCTGGCTAACCGGGTCGCCAACCACATAGGGATTACTAAGAGGGAATTTAATATCTTCAAGGACTGAAACCATTATCCCTAGCGGGTCGGCTATGGACTTAATAGCGTCAATGACATCAACATCGCCTTCCACAGAGAATGGTTTTGCTGGCAGTGAGCGTTCCGCGCCCAATGCATGCGCTTCAATCATTAACGGTGCATCAGGTGCATTATTAAAATCAGTCGTCGCGAAAGTGATAGTTCCGTAGAAAATAAGCTCATCCTGGGCCCATACCTTAATTTTGTTGTTTTTCATTGGGCCGCGAAGATTCCCAGCATAGCTGAGCTTCGCCATATTACTGAGGTTTAACCCATAAACACTTGCCGTTAAGGTTGTTAATGCAGAACCTCCATACCCGTTGTATTCAACGGAAGCCTTGGCGTTTTCTATAGTGAGAACGTTATCCTTCCCCGGCCCTTGAGTCCCATCGAACACCTGATCGGTGAGAGTGAACTCAAATTTGATGTTCCGTTTCTGGTACGTCATAGCGCGGCACTCATTTCTTGTTCTGTAGCGTAATAAAGTTTGAAGCGATTACCCAGCTCAGAGTAATACGGGTCATCGATTCCTTTTGTGTCACAAAAGAAAAGCTCACCACGGAAACCAAGGTACGGATAACGAACAATTTTATTCCCGTTCAAACATAAAACACCCTGCACTACCCACCTGTCATTTACCGCGACATCCATATACAGCCCAGATGACCGCTGGCTGATACGCAATGTCACGCGCTGGGCGTCAAGATTCACGTTAATTTTTTGGCCTTTGACCGGTTGAACGCTGATAATTTCCATCAGGTGATCACCTTTACCAGTTCAGTGACTGACTGAGACAGACCATTAATTGCAGATGTGGCCGCGCCGCTAATTGCAGTTGTTGCTGGTTTTGCGACGTCCGAAATAGTGGTTGTGACTTTGGTTGCGATATCGGAATAAGCACTTGAAACCGACTTTTTCAGGCCAGACAAAGCGCTGCCTACATCGTTTTGAGTTGCCGCAGTTGCACCGCTTGTGACGGCTGGCGTATTAACCGACGTCTCTGATTTGCTGACAGAGTTGTTTGTCGTTTTGGATTCGGCAGTCGTACTACTCAGCGTAACTTCTGCTTCCTCAAGGACCGCCTGAAATATGGCCTCAACTGTCAGGAGAGTTACATCCCTCTCAGATGTTTTGTAGTTATACCTGACCAGATCGTACTTCTCATAAGTCGTATCAGGCGTCTCAATGTCATATAACCTGGTGTCCGCCACCATGGCATTAAGGGCAGACAGCATTCCGGTACGGCTGGAAAGCGAGAAATTGGTGATATTTGGCAGAGCGCCCGTAAATCCTGACAACCCCTCAAGGGTAAACAGTACGCGGATGGTCGCCGGCCGCTTCACTTTGTTATAAGAGGAATATGAGCCGCCCTCTATCGGCGCGGTGACCACAGTCGCATCAGCCCCGAACTCCACACCGAGAAATGATGTGGGGTTTAGTGCCTTCCCTGTGCCGTCCGCGTAATAAATCCCGTAACCGGGATAGAGCACGCTGTTAATGACGGAGAAAAGCCCCCCGCCATTTATCGCGCTGAGTAGCGTTGTTTCGTTTAAATCAAACATTAGCTGTTCTGCCCGGTCAGGAATGATTGCGTCAGGCTGCTTTGTGCCATGCCTTTACGCGCCACGTCTTTCGCCAGTTCCTGCATGGATTTGGCGTCAGTTTTAATAGTGGTGTTCTGGAATGTGATATTCGGTGCGCCAGAACCAGCCTGAGGCTGAATCTGCGGGGAATAACGCTGCTCTGCATTCATCCGCGCCATAATCTGAGGGGCATAATTACGTGCTTCTGCAGGGGCGTTCTCCATCCCTTTACGCTCAAGGTTACCCATGCCCCAGTTATAGGCTGTCAGGGCCTTCTGCAGATCACCACCATAACGGTCAAGCAACTGCCCCATGTATTTGGCCCCTGCTTCCAGAGACCTGAGCGGGTTGAACTCCTCACCATGCACACCGAGCTCTTTAGCCGTTCCAGGCATCAGTTGCATGAGGCCTTTTGCGCCCGCACCTGAAACAGCGGTAGGGTCCCATCCGGATTCCTGAGCAACCTGAGCATTAAGGAGCCCTTCAGGGAGTCCGTATTTTTTCTCAAGGCTGGATGTCTCCCCGGAGAACATCTCTTTTAACTGGATGCCTTTTTCGCTAAGCCAGTTTCCAAAGCCCCTCGGGTCTATCCCCGTTTTCTCTTTTACCCAGTCAGCCGCACCGTTAGCGCTGTTTGTGACGCCCGGGAGCATATTCACCTTGCCGCTGCTCATATCAAACAGGGACTTAACCTTCTCTCCAAAGGTGGAGAAATCGAGGTTAAATAAGCTTTTGAAAGCGTCAACAATCAGCTCAACAGTCTTCCTGCCATCTTCGAGATTTTTGTTCAGGTTCCGAATGTCGGCTGACAGCGACCAGTCATTCATGTTTATGCTGAGAAGGTCGCCTATCGCAGAGCTGACATCTTTTACATCAGTCCAGAGAATGGTGAACGTCGTGTCCAGCTCTTTGAATGACGCGTTGATCTCAGGCCCATGGCTATCCACCCATCGCGAAAGGTCATCAAGCGACTGGAGAATCTTCCAGACTGCCGGCAGGAGCTTTTCGTACAGCGTTAACGAGGTTCCTTCCCATGATTGTTTAAGACGAACAAACTGCTCATTAAGGCGTCTTGCCTTTTCAGTCATCCCATCAGTCTGTTTTGATGACGCCTCAAGTTCTCTCTGCAGCTTCAATAGGGAACCGTCTTCAAGCCCCTGTGTTGTTGCATTATCAAAGTTGAATCTCTGCCCGTAATAGCGCTGCTGGTCTTTGTTCAGTTTGCTCCAGTTCTCAGACAGATATTTCATCAGATCAGTAGCACTGGATTTTTGTGCATCAAAAGTCGTTCCGGTCTGCGCGGCAAATGCGAACATCGACTGCAGCGTGTCATCAGCACCAAACCCGGACCGGAACTGAGAGAGAGATTGCTGGAATTTCTGAAGGTTGTTTACCATTGCACCGGATGATGATCCGGCAGCATCAGCCGCTTTTGACCAGCCATCAAGCGCCCGGGCATTGGTATCAATCGCCTCGGCCTGAACACCCATCTCAACCAGCGATTTGGTGGTGTCAGTAATAAAGTTTTTTACGCCGTTAGCGCTCAAAGCAATACCGGCAAGCGCCAGCATGCTTTTGCCGATACTGGTAAAGAATGAGGAGGCTTTCTTGCCGTAGGCCTCCATATCCTTAGCCGTTGAATCAGCTTTCTTCCTGGTGTCATCCAGCCCTTCTGATGTCTCGCGCTGGCCACGGCGAAAATCAGAAGTATCAAGGCCCAGCGTGACGACCAGCGCGTCGATAATCGTTCCTGCCATTAACGGGCCTCATTTGCTCTGTTGATGACCATTTTGTTGTAACTGTCCACCGTGGATATTTCGAGCAGCCACCACAAATCCTCAGTGCCAAGCGTTGTGCTCAGTTCTGTCAGTGTTGCCATGCCCGAGCTGAGCACAGTCGCTATGGTTTTGGGGACGTTGACATAATCAGCCAGGCCATGAACCCTATCGGTCATGACCGGGGGAATGTCTAATTGGCGTCTGCTTTGGAAAAACCCACGTGTAGCTTGAACACCTCTGCGCGAAGCTTCAGGCGGGTGGAGACCTCTTCGATATCGCTGTCGACGAGAGCGCGCACAACATTTCGGTTTGACGGATCGGGAATGATTTTGACGCACTTCATCAGCTCATCCAGAAGCGGCTTTGCATCCATCGGGTCGATTTTAGCCAACATGCCAAAGCCGATACGCGCCATCTCATGCATACCCATATCTGCCATGTTGTCCGGCACTTCAACGCCGTTTTTTGCCATAGCCAGACCGGCACGAATGGCCCACCATTCCGCCTCTGTGGCTGGCATTTCAGTAATCCGGAACAGTTTGCCAGTGTCCCGATTATCGCCATCCACTGTGTAGTCAATTTCTTTACGTGCCATGGTAAGCCTTATGCCTGGTAGTTTTCAGGAGTTACGTTTTCCCAGTTAATCTGGAAGGTGCCAGCCTGCAGCGTCCTCTGTGCATCAGGCATTGCTTTAACTCGCTGCAGCACGCCGTTAGTAAGGGTGTATTTCTTGCCGGTAGCGGGAAGAATTACTGTGGCATTGCAGCGGAAAACGGCCTTTGAAGTGACAGATGTAAGCACCCACGTTTCGAAGATTGGCCAGCTCGGGCTGTCAGGCATCAGCGTGATCGTCTGGAGGTATTCGCCAAACACAAAGCCGGCTGAAAGTTTGCCATCAGCACCACGAACAGAAACGGCGGTTTCAGTGTCACCAAAAGCAAACATGGCATCCGCCGCGTACCCCTCCAGCGTCTGTGCGCTGGGGTACAGGTTGGTCACAGTGAGAGCAAAAATAGCGTCAGCACTGGTAATTGTATTTCCCGCCATTTATTGCACCTCGATACTTGCAAGAGTGATTTTCTGGACGCAGCCGCCATCGCAATACCACAGAGTCATATTCGGGCTACTGCGGTCTGAGCGTTGCTGCGGAGTTGGATCTGAGATGTACAGGTAATACCCCTTCGCCAGTAAAGAAGCGGATACATCAGCGCCAACTGCGTTGGTGATTTCTGACTTCTGGTTGCCGGAAAGCGTTACGCCAGTGCGAATACCGCCGAAAAGCAGACCCTGAGCCAGTGTGTCAGCGAATCCGGCCTCGATGATGGCTTTGCCACGGGCGTTATACGGAATAGAACGGTTGGACTGAAGCGTGATAATCGCGTCCTGAGCCAGATTAGCGTTAAGCCAGATCTGGAAGCAGAAGCTGTCAAACCACTTAAAATCGCCGGTGATTGCGCCCTCAGCCCAGTACTGGGTATCAAAATCGTTGGCGGTATACGCTCCGTAGAAGTTGTAACCATTTGCTTTCAGGGCGGAGCAGTCCGAACTGGAGGTAACGTTAGCAACCAGGCCGGATTGTTCACGGAATTTAAACGGAACGCGCCCTTCCTGACGTTCAAAGTCGAGGCTGGCGGCATAACCCAGCACAGAAGCCGCATAAGTCTGATCGCCGTAAACCGGCAGCACGTTCTGGTAGTTGTACGTCTCGATGAGCTTATAAGTCAGCGTTGACGTACTGCCCTGCACTTTGGCGTCAGCTTCATCGTAGTGGGCAACATACCCAAACCGGTAATTTTCGCTGTTTACCCATGAAGAAAACGCCAGATGCTGAGCTTCATCGCACTCAAACGAGGTGGTGAAGAACGCCCAGTTCTGAGTCTTGTCCAGCACAGAAACCATCAGTGACGGCACATTATCAATATCTGCGCCCTGAGAGATGATGGCACCAGTAGCCGCAGTAAACCGCAGCGCTGTTGCCGCCGTTCCGGTTGCGTAGGTGATGGTGCTTGCCGCGCCGGTGGTGCTTGATTTGATGATGAATGCTTTCTGAACAGTGTCAAAAACCACATCAACACCGGAGCCAATCGCAGTTTTGATAACTGTCGCTGCCTGCGCGAAACTGGTAACCGAGGTGAGAACGATGTTGGATGAGGTTTTGACGGTGCCATCGACGTTGAGAATTAAAGTACCGCTAATCAGTTTCAACTGGTCAAGCGTCATATCTGCCAGCGAACCAGAGCGCAGCCATGCTGATACTGCGGTTTCATTAAACTTTGCAAACAGCAACGCCCCGGGCTTTTTGGTGGATCCGTCATAGCCATTGAAATAGATGGCGGCCATGCCGTATTCGGTCGAAGTGAAGCCAAAATAGCGGCCAACGTCTTCTTTGTTCGCAAACGATGGAACACTACCCACCGGCGCATACTGACTGTCTGTGAGAATGAGTCCATTTAAGTCAACCGCGCTACCGCCCGCTGGCAGTACTCCGGGGTTGATTTGTACGTCTTCACGTAAGGAAATTGCCATTCAAGGGCTCTCCGGTGGGTATTTTAAATCTGCGGCAATAACGCCAACTGTGATGCTGTCAAAGAAATCCTGACGCGTGGAAACGCTCGGGTTGTATTGCCCGATAAAGTCCATCGTCCAGCGGCTTTCGTATTGTTGCTCGCCGTTAATCATCGTTGTCTGATGCGGGTCGGAGCAGTAGAGAGGAATTAATGTGTTTCCGTTTTGCCTGAACCATTCACAGGCATATTCGGAGCGGATCAGCGTACCGATGATTGCGGCGTTATCCGCCGCGTTATCCCCATAGCAGTCAAGCTGGCAGGGCCACTGCGTGCTCCGGCTGCTTTGCTGCGTCCCTTCGCCATACACCCCGTTATCAGCGTATCTGACGCGACTGGTTGAAAGACCGACCTGCCTCATGGGTGTCATGATAATGAAGTCACCCAGCGGCATTGGTGTAAGGTTCTGCTGCCCGTCGAGCACGTTGTCTATCGTCAGGCCTGTGATATCCATCAGAAACGCCTGGAGCGGAATGAGAAGGTCAATCTCTTTGATGTCAATAGTGGCGCTCATGGTGACCTCTGGAGATTAACGATTACCCGGCACCAGTCCGGCCACAACTCCGCCACTTTCACGACCAGCCATTTGTCGTTACCTACCATGAGAATGTCGCCGCCTTTCTGCTCGGGCCGGTTCACACCGTTGAAATTCCCGTTCAGATAGGCCGAGCGCAAAATTCCTTGGATGTTTACCGCATCGATTTGCTTCAGGTCAGTGGATGACAGCTCCTGAAACTGAACAGACACATCAACATTGTTGTAGGACGGTATGCGCTTTCCGCCTGGTAAAGTTGTGGAGCCGGTGTTGACCTGAAACACGCCAGCAACGTTCGGGTTAATCCTGCTGGTTAGTCCGTTTGCAATTCCTCTCAGATTCATTCTTCACCGTCCCTGATATCGTAATCGACGCTGTTAAGCATGTGCCCGGTGTCTATCAGTGGCTTATCGAAGCCTTTCTTCTCGATGGTCACTGGTGACAAAGGCGGCTCCATTAACTCCCTGATCGACTGCTGCAACTGTCCTTTGATGTGCTCGCCCATAAGGCCAAGGGTCTGCTCACCATCAAAGCCAGTAGCCTGTGCAATCCGGCCAATGTCGTCAGGCCAGTTATCTTTGTTGTCGGCAATCATGTTTCTGAAGAAAGGACGGGGAGGCTGGTTATTGGCGGGGTTTCCGAACTCGTTGGCTGCGGCGACCATCGCCACCTGCTGACCGTCCGGATAGGTTGCACTCTCAAGGAATCCAACCCGCAAAACCTTACCCTCTCCCAGTTTTTCCGCCATTTCAGCAAGCTTACGCTCAAGCGCATCACCACCACTGAATGACGACATAGCTACCTCCGCCAGTTGGCCCTGCGATAGTAATGACCGGGATAGTTGGAAGGTGAAGCGCCGGGCACGTAGCGAACGGTCCTGTAAGCGGCTGTGGCCTGCCAGTAAGCAGCGCCGTAAGGTGTTTGCAGATACCACCATGAAGCCTGGCTTTGCGGGACGTCAGCGAGGGATACTGAGACTGACCCTTCTGAGGCGCTCGCTACGCGCCCAACCAACCCGGAAGGTGCCTGACCGCCGACGCCAGAATTCATCGCGGCGATATGAGCAACCAGCATATTGAGATAAACAGCCCGGACGGCAATATCGCTTACCGGACTGCAATCGGTGTTATTCAGGTAGACCGTTGCCTCTGCAAAGTAGGCATTCAACAGGTCATCACTCACCGAGGCGAACTCGGGATAACGCGCCCTGAACGCGCTTATGTCAAAGACAACGATCGCCATTATTTACCCCTGGCCTTCATGGCTTCTTCGTCTTTCTCAACGCCATCGACCGGCTTATCTTGCGGCAATCCTTCCAGTCCAGTGGTAACGCTGGCGTTTTCCGATGCTTTGGCCTCAGCGCTGTTTGTTTTGGCTTGAGCAAAGACCATCTCGTCCCTTACATAAGGCTGGTTTGCATGCTCCTTCAGCCATTTTTCGAAGTAGTCTTTGTCCACTCCCTCCGTAAGCCCATACCCGCCGATCACATTAGATGAGTTAGCGCCTTTAATGTGGGTTACCTTGCCACCCACATCGATCAACAGACCATTTGGGAGTTTGCATCCCACAGTTACGAGTTCAGCCATGACTTACACTCCCAGCATTGTGGCAATTGCCAGTGGTTGACGAATGATTGCACCCCAGGTGCCACCGGATTTTTTCTGTTTCCAGGATGACTCTTCAGTCACCACAGCATGCGCACGCATTTTTTCAGTGAATGCGCCGTAGGTGGTATCTTGTTCTCCAAGACGCTCAGCAATCATCTGAACAATTTCGCCAGCCGCTGTGGAGTATTCGACTGCGGTTTCAATGGTCAGATTGGGGAAGTTTTTCTTCAGAAGATCTGAAACGTTCACGTTGTACATGTTCGTTTTGGTCAGATTCACCTCTGCGGTCGGTGACATACCGAGCTTGATGCGGTCGGTGCGCTCTACCAGCCCTTTGGTTTGCGCCACCAATTGCTTCCACAGACGCCCGGCGATGTCGTCATAAACAGCCTGGCCATCTTTCGTATCCCATGTGATACCGCCAGCAGCGCCAGTTGCGGCAGGAGTTACCGATGGTTGCAGGTTTGGATCGTTCAGCGCTCCATAGTTTTGCAGCCCCTGAATGCCGTAGAAGTAGGATTTGTTCTGGAACTTGTTCAGCACCAGTGCAGAAGCCACATTCAGCTCAGCCGCATATCCGATACGTGCCGCGCCGTACATATCCAGCTCACGCTCACCCCAGCGAGTGTGCGTCTGGTAATGGTATGACTGTCGGGTTACCCAGTTAACGTTAGCGCTAACCATGCCGTTGTTGTTGTAGTCACCATAGGAGCTAACTTCACCGGTTGCTTCCACAATCGGGAACTGCGCTGTTAGGGTGGTCCAGTCACCTTTCTTCACTTCACCGTAAATCTGAGCGGCCTTCATCGGGGTAACCAGCACTCGGATCAGCTCAGGGTCAACGTAGTTGGTGAAATAAGCCGGAATACCGGAACTGCCCGTGGTAACCATTGTTGGCTGGGCATCCATTGCCAAAGCGAAATTTTCTGCAAACTCCGGTTTTAGATACTGAGCTCGCTCTACATCTCGCAGCACAATGCCGTATTTACCGCTAGCCGCGGCGTAGTGTTTCTGAAATTCGTTCATTACTTGCTCCAGGTGCTGATTTTGACAAGCTCGTTAGCGTCGCAGGCGCTAGCAGCATAGAAAGGCGTCTCAATCGCGCCAGAAATGGTTGCGCCAGCCGCGCCGGTTTTAACGGTGCCGTCAGCCAGGACAGCAAAGATTTTCTGACCGCGAGTTGCAGCGGTAGCGGTACGCGCCCAGAAGTCGCCAGCAACCATCAACGTGGTTTAACGGCCTTTCTGGATAACGTTTGATGCTGCGCCCAGCCAGTCGGTGATTACTGCCTGCCCGTCACGATGAACGAATCCAGCCGGAACGCCAGTGCCGGTGTTTGTTGCCACACCGTTAACGGCCCATGCGAAACGGCCAATGGTTACGCCACCGTCGCCAGCCACAAGAGCAGCCTCGCCAGCCGCGTACGATGCGTGAGGGTTAGTGCTTGCAAAGCCACCTTCGACGCCGGGAGCCGGATATTGATTGATTACACTCTGAAAAGGCATCTTAGAACCCTCGTTTCAGTTTGCCAGCGGTCGGGAAAGCCTTCTCGAAGTCGCTGATGGATGCGGAATCCTGAGCCAGAGGGGCAGGACGTGAATTTTCTTTCTGACTGATCGCCATTTTGACCAGTGACGGGAACGCGGACGGGTGTACACCGTTGATGTCAACGCCTGACTGTTCCAGTGCTGTCCGATAAACGTCTTCAGCAGAGTCCATCGCTACCACGTCGCCAATCAGCGGGCGCACGGCCTGCTCGGCTTCACGCACGGCGCGGAAGTTTTCTGCGGCTTTTTTGGTTGCGGCATCAGCAGCCAGACGGATAGCGGCATCCATTGCAGGTTTATCCACTTTGTCTTTCTCTTTCTTGTCGTCTTTATCGTCGTCCTTGCCTTCGTCCATTGCAGCAGCAGGTGCCAGAGACGCGGCGATTTTGGCGATCACTTCCTCAGACACGCCAGCTTCACGCAGCAGAGAGATAATCGCTTCGTGGTCGCTGTCGCCGGTAACTTTCACTTCTTCTTCCGGCTCCACGGTCTGCTCGGATGCTTCGATGATTTCAACTAGTTCTTCCGGTTCAATCTCCATGTCAGCAGCAAGACGGGATTTGCAGAGTTTCGCCACGGCCTGTGCGATCGCGTTCGGCGATTTGTTTGCGTTCAGGATGGCGGTCAGTTCTTTGGGTGCTGCATCCTGAGCCAGACGCGGCTTCAGATACGCTCCCAGCGCGGCACGGATGGCAACGCCTTTGCGGTCTAACTTCATGTATTTAAGCTCCAGTGGGAGTGAATCAGCGACCAGTACGTCGCTACCTGCGCGGCCTGTTTCGACCAGGGCAACGTGGTTTCCGACGATGTCACGCATGACGCCGTCATATTCCTCGCCGTCCGGTGTCGTGCCGGGTGTCATGTCAGCGACGTACTGATACGACGATGACAGTTCTTCTTGCTCCTCTGTCTCAATCCCGGCAATGGCGGAGTTGTCCCACACGGAAAGACCGTTGGTGAGATAAGTGCCGTCAAATGCTGCGCTTGAGTGCGTTACCCCTACTCGGTATTCGCGGGGCGGGTCGCCGGGAAAATCAGGGGTGTGGATACAGAGAAGTGGAATGTTGTTGAATGTCGGTGCGGCTTTCTTCAGTTCTTCAGGGTCACGATAGAGCCGGTATATCTTGTCAGGCTCCAGACCCAGCGCTTCAGCGTTCGGAATTTCACGCCCGTAGTAGGGGCATACATTGGCCTTGCTGATATTGCTAATGGCTACCTGAAGACGACCGACCTTATCGAATGAGCGCACGGATGCGCGGTCAAACGCTAACCGTTCGATAGTCATTTATTTTCTCGGATTTAAGGCAATAAAAAAGGCCGCCTGAGCGACCTTGACGTTATTCAATTAATTTGATCTGGCTTGCCGCCAGAACCACCTACATGATGTTCTGTTCCGGATATCAGGCCAGCAATTGTCATCCATTCATCCCCACCATCAATGGTAATTTTTGCCTGAATGAAAGCAGATGGAATATTTCTTTCTTTAAGCACGGATGAAATTGCATCTCTCATTGCCTTATCTAACTCTTCCATCAAACCATTTTCCATATCAACCTCTAGCTAATTCCGGGGATAACCGGTGACCATGTACACCGACAGTTTATCTCTTCTCCTGGAAGAGTCCACTTGCCATCCAGATACATACCCTTGCTCAGGTCGAACTCTTTCCCGTCTGCCTTAACATGGGAGGGGCGAGGCTCTTTACCTGCGTGGGAGTGCCGCCAGATGCCTTTGGTAATGCCTAACGATTGCTGCCTTGCTGTCTGCATGACAGGCGTCGCTTTGTTGTTCTGGTCTCTGGCGATGAGAGCTGCGCGGCGGCGAGTGATGCCGTAGCGCTTTTCCAGTTCATCAGTGAGATATGCCAGGTCACGACCGCGAGACACGGAGCGCATCACCAGACCTTCCACCTGCGTCAGGTATTGCTCAGGGATGCTTTTAATCAGGTTGACGTTTTCGGTGATTGTCGCCTGCAATGCGTTATTCATGGCTGGCGTCATTTTGAACTCAACCGTCAATCCGGCTGACTCCAGCGCGTTATAGAGCGACACGTCAGAGTTCTTCATGGCGTCACTTGTGAAGCGCTGGGCCAGTTTCGCGGCAATATCATCAAACCGCTTTTGCCATCGGCGGGCTAACTTCCTCATCGCCTCACGCATTAACACAGCCGGGGATGCGTCCATGGCAACCGCTGCGCCGCTCGCTTTATAGTTAGCGGTCAGCCAGTAAACCATGGATTTCTGCATCTCCCTGACCAGCCTATCCAGTTCCTTTCGATACCACGCCTCAACGCCTGCGTTAGGTCTCACCGGCCTTATCGTCTGTGTCGATTTCTTCGTCTTCTTCGAGGTCGATTTCGATTTCATCGCTTAAATCCAGTGAGTGATAAGGGCTGTCCGGGTCGTCGGCTATCTTCTCGCGCACCTCATTGGCTGAAAGAGCCTGAACCTGTGTGACATAAACAGCGTCTGTCTGTGCGTCTACCAGGCGGATATCCGCTTTCTCTTTCGCGCTCATCTCGTAAAGAGGCTCGAATTCAAAGTAGATATCCGGGTCGATGTCGCCGAACTCAGAAAGCTGAATAACGTCCAGAACGCGCTTGAGAGGCGTTTTAAATATCGACTGCTGTAACGAGTGGATGTAGTCGTAAAAGACGCGTATCTCGCCATCTGATGATGCATTGAGGCCATTTGGGGTGATGCCAAGCAACTTAACCAGTGGAATGCTTGAGACTGAGGCCATTTGCTCCTGCGCCTGCGCCTGAAGTGTGTCCAGTCCACTAAGAGGAGCATTAACGAATTCAACCGTTTCCGGCTGCTCTTTGTTGTTATCCTTGGCGAATGCCCCGCGATTGTCCCGGCACTGGTTAAACATCATCAGGCGCATCAGAAGGTTTTCGGCACCGCCGCCCTGAAGAACCTGACTCATATCAGTACCGATTACCGGGATGCTGAATGAGTGGATCATGTCGCTTACGCTGTCCCGTGTGCGTAGCCAGTTATTTACGTATGGCTCAGCAATCTGAATAAGCGACAGGCCGCGAAAGTTGTAGCTTGCCTTCAGCAGATCCGGCACCTGACGCGATACGAAATCAATCATGCGACTGGCGTGTACCGTCTTACCCATCACAAACCACTGAGTCGGTTTGTAGAAGTCAGGGCTTAGCGGGTTCTGCGCGTTATAGACGCCGGGGTAAGTCCAGACCGGCTCAATAACCTGAAACCCTTTCAGGCTACCTTTGGGGATTTTCTTCTCGCTGATGAACAGCTTGCTCTGAAGCTCGTTATCATCCGTCCAGGCAGAAACGTTTTTCGGTGACAGGACGTCGATATAAATCTGCCCGCCGCCAAAATACCCGTCATGCTCAGCGGCCTCGCGGAATTTATCGCGTACATGAAAGCGTTCGAGCGCATCATAAAGCTGTTTAACGCGTTCCGACTTGTCGTCATCACCTACCGTCTTCAATTTGATCCACTTGCGCGTCATCTCTTCGGCGATAGTGCCAACCATCTTCCGGTATTCAGGCTTCTGCGCCATCATCGACAGGTAAGGATAGCCGGGGAAGCTGTCCATATTCCCCCAGGCATAACCCATCGCGTAGGCGTCGTTAATTTCGCCGTATGGGGTGGAGTCCATCGCCAGAACGGCGCTACGAATTGCCTCAGGGATTACCCCTTTAGGCGGCTCATAACGCTTGTGCTCTCTGTGTGGTTTTGGCTGGACTTCTGCTACTGCGGTGGGGTTGATCTTCATCTGAACCTTTTCAGGCTCTTTCACCGGCTCAGGCGCGGCGACTTGTTTCTTTTTAAACGGCCACACTTAAATTCTCCTGAGTTGGCTCGGGTCGATGACCATTGGCTGGCGACCGGAAATAAGGTTGTCATCGATGGCATCCATCCATGTATCAAGGATGTCGTCATTGTCGTGGCTGTCGTCAGCAGAGAACGCCGCGCATTCAGTCATGGCGGTTATTACCCATGACGTTGTCCCGGCTATCGCCCCGTCCTCGTAGTACGTGTGCATAATTTCCGCGCCATCGCTGTTATGCGTTGCAGGCACGTAAACCTTGCCAGTTTTTATCTGAGGAATGACGTTGAGGCAGCGAACCAGTTTGTTCTGTCCGGCGCCGCGGGGAATCTCTTTCACCGGGATGCTGTTGCGCTTCTTGAGCGTGGTGATAAGACCCTGCCCGGCCTGCTTCTCTTCGATTGCCATATGACGCATTGGCATGATTCGAAGTGATCCCTGCATGCGCCATTTCTCCCAGACTTCCTCCGCTTTCTTCAGGAGGTCTTCCGGGTCCCAACGGCCGCGCACCACGTCGATGATGTATAAATTCCCATCCACGCCCATTCCGGCCAGAGTGAAAACGGTGTAGTCCAGCCAGTCCTCTACTTTTCCGCTGTTGGTATCAACGTATACGGCGCGGTGGGTAAGTTTTGGCAGCGTGGTGTACGTCTGGAACCAGTCGGTATCAATGATGCCACCGGTCAGCGCCATCGGGTTCTGCTGGTACTGAGACAGGAATGTGTAACGGTCTCGCTCCCACAGGGCAACAAGGTCGTTGACGTCTTCCATCTGCGGCCAGTATGACCAGTACCGCGTGCCGGACACTTCGACCGATTCGGTGTCTTTAACAGTATCCCAACACAGGGAGCGCCACGGCTCAGGCAGGGACTGAATATATTTTTCGTCAATCAGGGCTGGGATAGCGACGTGGTGGAAGTCGACACCCATGCCACCTGATAACATGAAGCCGGTAGCGTCGTCGGTGTGTAGCCTCTGCTGAATGCTCACGAATGGCGTCGGGTGGTCTTTCGACTTATCACCACGGCGCGAGCGGATGGTGTTGACCAGCAGCGTGTTAGCGCTGTTACGCTTGGTCTCGCTGAGCATGTCTACCGGCTTGTTGTAATCGTCCAGCATAACCATGCCGGAGAACTCCGGACCGAAGTAGCCACCACGACCACCGGTAATCTGACCGTTACTGGAGCGCGATACTGTCTGTCCGATTGAACGACCGCGATCGTCTTTAATCTCCCACTCTTCCGCCTGGTTCACACCGAACGAGCACGGCCAGAACTCCTGATACTCCTTGCTGGCGATTATGTCGCGGGTGCGTCGCGAGTTGCGCTTAACCAGCGTGTCAGCAAACGAGATATTCAGGTTACGGAAGCGTTTTAACCGCCCTTCCTGCACCAGTGCGTTGACGTAGGCAGGAAAGTGAATGGAGAAGAATTCTGTCTTTGTGCCGCCGGGAGGGATGTTGATTATCAAATTACCCGGTACCAGCCGCCCCGCTATCAGATCATCAATCTTCGATGCCATCAGGCGGTGATGCCAGTTAACCAGAAGACGATCACCCTGAATAAGCTCGAACCACAGGCGGGTAAAATTGAGAAACGATTTGGTGGACTTGGAACGAATGATAACGCGCTCAGGGAATGACAAATCATCCCATTCGAGGATTTCGTTCATATCAGTCCAGGCCTTTTAGTTTTTCCTCCATAGCTGCCTGCGCTGCTGCATAATCTGCCGGGGTATAGTTGACGACCTGAACCGGCCCGCCATCTGCACCTTCAATAGCGTGATCGATTTTGTCTCGCCATGCTTTCTTCTGCCTGTTCTTAAGCCAGAATATCGCCGCAGCCGTGTCTGGAGGGTAATGCTTTTTGATTTGCGTTTTGACTATCTGGTTATCAATAACGCGGATATCGGTGTCTGGAGCTACATAACCCATTGCTCGCTGGAAAAGGCTATCCACCACTTCCGCATCAACAAGGTCTTTTCCCTTTTTTACGGACTCCAGAAACTCTGGGTGCTCTTTCTTCCACGTATTGATAGTTGCTTCAGAGACCTCAAAGAAGTCTGCTAATTGTTCGTCGGTGTAGCCAAGCATGCACAGCTTGCGAGCCTGCTCGGCGTACGCCTTCTGGTACTTGGTTGGCCTAGCCATATTTACTCCAATAAAAAAGCCGCCCGAAGGCGGCCTAAATTCTGGTCAATTCCACAGCCCTAGTAGCGGCATGAAATCTCTAAGCTTTTTAGCCTTTATTACAATGCCTAAATTCATCGTAACTCTTGTATTAGCTACTGCCACAGCGGCAGTAGGTACATTGATAATATCCACCGTGCCATTAACATTTACCTGAGGCCCTGCATATAGAATCCCTACCAAGATAAATCGAGTACCAACCGCTAATCCGTTCTCCACCACGTAACTTCCTTCATTCATGATATATACGGGAGAACCACTAGAACCGCCAAAGCAAGCCATATCAATCATGAACTCTTCGCTTCCATTCCAATCAGTGTTGATATCAGATGCTGTAATTCCCTTTCTTGTTATAGGCTTGTTATTCTTCTCATCCCAGAGCCCATTAGGATATCCAGTCATATAGACTTCTTCGACTGGAGTTAGTTTTTCAACCCCATTTAAATCGCCATCACTGAAAAAAGCAGCGTCAAGGTTAATCTCTTTTTGGACCAATTCATCCATGAATGAATTGAGGGGTAGCACACATAAGTCAACATTTTCCTCGGGATGCATAAGGAATGCGCGCTCAGCATTGTCAATATTTAAATCAAAAGAGGACAGGTTTGGATGAGCTTTGCTAGATACATTAAACCTGATTACTGCCGATGTTGCCCCACTTACTACATGCTTGTTGGTGACCAATATCGGACAACAAACATCCTTTTTTTCAGGATGGGTAAACGTAAACAAAAAACCCGTACCCATTCCATTGTTACAGACAATCCTACAGGTTGTTTTGTGAACAGTTCTACTTGGTGAAGTCATGTGGCCTCCTGATGATGAACCCTTAACTTACACCTGAAGGAATTATCACTTCAAACACTGCTCTCTAATGTATTGCTGCAGCCCTGCTATTTGCTTTCCGGCAGCTTCGATGCGCTGTCTGAGGGTGAAATAATCCCGTTCAGCGGTGTCAGTAAGTCTGGGGCTGGTGCCATCATCCACGCCGGTGGTGCCGGTCGCTCCGTTCGCTGAACATCTGGCGGAGATTTGCAGCCGCTTACGGCCAGCAGCAACATCACGCTCAAGCTGATTAATATTTTCCTTGGCATCAGCAAGCTCCTTTGTGTATTTAGCGTCCAGCGCCGCGACATCACGCTGACGCACCTGCATGTCGTTGATGGTGGCATTCGCCAGCTTCAGGCTTTGCTCGGCATCAGCAGCACGTTTTTTTGCATCACCGACCTGACCGAGCAGAACGTAAATAATCAGGACAGATAAGAGCAGTTCAATGCCGATAATAAGCCAGGCTTTAGAGGTCATTTTTACTCTCCGCCAGGCACATAGATCGCTCCATCTCGCGACGGTTCTGCAATCCCTTCCACTTCATACCACCGGCATAAACCCAGCGGCGCATTTCATCACAGGCTCCGTCCTGGTCGCCGTAATTGAGCTTGCGAAGCAGAGTCGACTTTGAAAACGCATCAGAGCCAACATTGAACACGAAGCTGTACAGCGCCGCCCGCTGGTATTCGTTCAGCGGTACTTTTACAAGCTTGTCCACGGTGCGCTTTGCTGGCTGCAGGTCTTTCCACAGCAACTGATCACATTCCCGGTCGGTATAACGCTTGCCGCGAATGATGTCGGTGCCAGTGTGTCCGTCACAGACGGTCCAGACTCCAGCAACATCTTTATACGCCTCGTACTTGCGCCCCTCGACGCCATCCTTACCACCAAGAAACACTGTGGCAATAATCATTGCTCCACCGCCTGCCGCGGCCAACAACTTATTCCTGAGTGATGATGGAATTGCCATGGTTATTCCTCGATTGTGGGACCGTTCACCGGCCACTTACGAAGGGCTTCGATCTGCGCCAGTGTCGTTTTGCGCTTGTAGTACCAGTTGATAGCAAACGTCAGCAGCGCAACCACAATGCCTGCGATAACACCAATGGCACTCCATTCGTCAGGACTAAGCCGGGTCAGTACGCCATTAGCTACCGTCCCGGCTGATGCGCCATAGGCAGCGCCAGAAGCTAATTTGCTCATATTGGACATATCTCTCACCTCCACAAAAGGGAAGTGCTGTGTGTAGAGGAGTCAGGCCACGAACACTCCGGTAAAGGTTCGATGGGGGTTGATTGTTCGGGCCTGAAAATACAAAAGGCCCGCCGAAGCGAGCCTTAAATGGTTTAACTGTTTATTAATTGGCAATGATTTCAAGCCGCTTACCGAGTACTACCAGTGCCTTCTGAATAGTATCGATTTTCGTCGCGTGATGAAGATCAAACAGGCGTGTTACTTCCTGTTTTTTTATGCCCATGCGCGAAGCCAGCTCAACACGCGTTAAGCCTGACTCGAGAAAGGCATTAAGCAGCAGTACCTTCGCCGCCACACTGGCAGGGACTTCGACATAATCACCAGTAACCGGCGAGGGCGATGGCACCGGACGGCTATCTTCGAAATAAAAATCGAATGATGTAACCAGGGCATCAATCGCCATAGCAAGCGCGTCTTCCCGGTCATCCCCCTGCGTTAACGCCTCAGGGATATCCGGGAACGATACAACATAGCCGCCAGTATCTGGCTCAAGATTTACGGGATATCGCATATTTTTTTCGATGAAGCTTTCCGAGTAACCAGCCCCGGAGGGCTGGTTTTTTATTTTAGGCCTAACTGTTTAAGTATCGCCTTTCTTAGTGCTTCTTTAATCTCAGCGCCCGGGTGTCTTGGCATTACGCTTCGTTTCCCGTTATATCGCAGTTTCAGGTGGTTAGTACCGTTTGAAACTTCGACCCCCTGAGATTCCAGCCACCGCCTGAACTCGTTTTGCTTCACCTTTCCTCCATTCTGTTGAACATGTGATTATAGTAAACATTTATGCTTACCGTGTCAACATAATTGTTTACTGAACGGAGGTTCTAATTAAAAACCTAACTCAGTTATTCTCTAGCTTTCTTCTTTAACCTCTCACAAGGCTTTTACTGCGAAGATGTAGAAAAATTAGCGTGAGCCGAATATGCATGTGATTCGGCTCATTTTTTGAGTCGAATAATCCTTTGCCAATAAAAAAGCCCCGAGCTATTAACTCAGGGCTTTAATGAATGACAGTTATCCATCATTAGTGTCAAATTTACCCACTTTTATTCAACCTGTCAACAACGTGCCGTTAAAATAACGCCATCCGTGGCTAAGTGTGCTTATCGTGTCACATGTAATAAAACCGAATCCGCCAGTGACTCTTCTTTGTGACACTGAGATATCAAAGCATCGTATAGCGGCTTGATAGTGCGTGACCAGGTAGGTTGGGTAAGGTCAGGAACGTAGAGCAACACAGCGCGATATGCCGCGCTTGCGGGTAATTTGCTGTAACCAACACCCTTACACCTTCCGCACTCTTTCTCGACTGGCCTGCCCCATAGCTCAGTTTTAGCCAGGTCTATCGCCCTTCCCGTTCCATGGCAGTCCTTACATCTGGCGCCCGGTGTTGCAGCACTCCGGCAGTAATCTGCATAGGCGAATGTTGCGAGCGATTGCAACACCTTTGCCTTAACATGGCCTTCCAGTTTTGCAACGCCGCGGTATTTCCCCGATACGCGGTAAGCGAACTGAAGCAGAAGATTTATAGCCCGTTGTTTGTCGTTCTGGCTGAGCTCATGTTTCCCACAGAAAGCAGCCATACCGAAACCAGCCTGTGACTGAGCCATCCCCATGGCTGCCATCACATCTGTACCATTCAGACTATCCGATGCCGTTGCCCGTGGTGAGTCACTCATCATCGGGCTTTTTGGTGAATGGTATTTCGCTACTGCTTCAAGCCTCATACCTTCTCCCCTTCTCTCTTTGCCTTTCTGCGCTCAATGTTGCGGATCAGTCGCTGTGTGGTGTCGTCGCCCGGATTGCGCCGGTTGAGGAATACGCCTGCGCGGTTCACGCATTCACGCTCGTAGCGGTTGATTTGGTCGCGTGTCATTGGATGCTCCTGCTGTGCTGCCAGTCACGAATGAAGGCGACGGCAATTAAGGCGACGTAGCCGACCTGATAAGCCATTGCGGTGCTCACAAGTCACCTCCCGATTTATTGAGCTCAAGCCGGTTGACGATTTCGCGTCTCAGCTCTTCCAGGCGTTTACGGGCATCGTCATTAGATTCGAGGGCGGCATCTATTGTCCTGAGCATCTCCCGGTCTTTGTGGCGCTGCTGTGCTGACGCAATACTGGTTACAGTGGTCACGATGAAGCCTCCTCATTCGGGCGGGCACTGGTCATCAGCACGCCGTTAATGACTGCGTGACGCTGCGCGTTGATGTCTCCGGTGTACTTCCTTACGGTGTCACGGTGGCATGAAAGCTTGCGGGCTACCTCGGTGAGGTTTCCGTTGCAGGCCTGAAGTAAGCGAGGAACTGTCTGAACGATAATCATGCTGCTTCCTCCCGGTTGTTCCGCAGGTCTTTCAGCTTCTGCTGAAACTCTGCCTTGATTGCCTTGCACTCATCGATAGTCCAGCGATGGCGATCGTGGTTGCTTTCGATATCCTCAACCTGATCGATACCTATCCGCCTGATTAGCTCGGCACGATACGGAACGAGGTTTCCGCTCTTGTGCTGATTACATACCGAGCATTGCTTCCAGATTTGTCGAGGGTCGAACCTTAGCTGTGGGGCTGCGGCTGTGGTGCGATAATGGCCGGCATCCCATTGAGCGGCGCTCATCGTTCCACACGAAACGCAGGGAAGGTCTTTATCTCTTTCTCTGATGTAGGCGTTTACTGCTTGCTGGGCTTGCTTGATCCAGTAACTTCGGGGCTTTAGTGCGAGGCGTCTTACTTTGAGTTTGTCTTTCTGTTGCTGCTCTTCTCGTCGTCGTTTTTTTTCGGCCGCCTTTTCCTCTTTCTCTCGCTCTCTGCTTCGTTTATCCAGTGCCAGCTTTGTTCCGCATTCCGGAGAACACCACCACACGTTTGAAAACTTTGGGTGGAACCACTCGCGGCACTCTTCGTTTTTACACCGCCGTCTCATAACTCCGGGCATAATCCCTCCAGTGTTTCATCATGATTGCGTACGGGACGCGAAGGCGTATGCCATTCGCACTGGCCCATTGCTTAATGCCTGAATGGCTGCGATTGAGCGTTTCGGCTATCACCGTCGCCGGGACTTTGCCTGCGACGCGTCTGATGTATTGCTTCTCTTCTTCGCTGTAGGGGTTATTGCGCGTTTTTGGTTTCGACATATCTCCTCCTGGCACGCTCTCGCATCCACTTAATGTCCTGTAGATGAACTGAGTATGCGAACGATGGGATTTGTGATGGGGTTGGTTCAGGCTTGCGCTTCTTGCGGTGGGTGACGCGGAAAATCATGTTATCCATCGCGATCTGAGTAATGCTTCTTCGTCGGTTCACTTTTACCTCAGAAAAATGACTGAAGCCGGTTGAGGATTGCCGGGTCGGTAGTCCCGGCGAATACGTGCTTAATGGCGGCGTTGATCAATGCGCTATAACATCGCTCGAACTGCTCCTGGTCCATGTTTGAAAATGCGAGGCTTTGCGCCTCCGTCCTGACTTCCCCGTTAAGCCTCACTGTTTGCTCATAGAAGCCAGCCAGAATGGTCAGATCCTTGCGGAACCGGTCAAACTGGCTGTGCTCGTCCATATGCTCAAGGCCTGCACGGTCGGCGGCCCAGTGAGCAAAGCAAAAGTTGAAGAAGGCAAACGCCTTTCTGTGATGTGCAGGATTACGGGTTAACTTGATTTCGGCTGTGTACGTCTCGCCGTTTTTGAATCGCTGGAGTCGTTCGAGGTCACTGTCTGATGCTGGAGAAAATACGCCGCCCGGGTGTTTCACCAGGTCGATTTGCAATTAGCCCTCCCTATATCGCCGCTTGGGTGGTTTTGGCCAGAGTTGATCCGGCCAGTATTCAATTTCCATTGTTAGCATCCTGCTGGAGTGCTGCTGCCAGCATTGCGCGACAATCATCGACAGCTTTAATGAGCAAGTCACGGTGATATTTGGCAGCGGTTCCACGGTTCCAGTCATCGCCAAAGGTAAGGCCTTGAGCGTGCTTGAATAGACGATCGAAGCACTCAGGCAACGTGTAAGGCTGCCTTACAGGTTCGGCAAGCGTTCGAATAATCCGCTTAATATCCTCAATACGCGCATCATCAGCAGAATCCAAAGTATCAATCCTGCCCAGCATCACGAGCGCTGCATCAGCATCACCGTTACCAGTCCACCCGGTTTGTTGTGTGCTGTACGGTTGTTCGCCTTTACCCTGAAGCATGGCGGCGCGGCGGCACACTTCCCACACACTTTGAGCGTCATCATCGCTAAAAAGAATCCCGATCTCTTCAGCAATTAATTCCCGAAGGTTTGATGGCATGCTGCGTGGAACATCATATGGAGAATCTCCAATCGGAACGCACTGCACTACCGGCGCGGGCTGCGGTCGTTCATAAAGCTCGCGAACGTGCTTACCCTCCGACTTTGCTTTTTCGAACGCGGCATTTGAACACTGAACCCACGTGTTACCGCCAACGTTAACTTCCCTGCGTATGTGCTGATCCGCATCTGCGCGGGACTCCAGCGCAGCAAGGGCGATTTCAGCCAGGCGCTTAACCACTTGAGGCGGGGCAGCAACATCATTCAGGTAGTCCCACAAACGCAGCATATCGTCGCTTTCATGGTGAACATCTTCATTGGTGCCATCGCAGGCGCTTATAACTTCGTCAGCGCTTTCGATGATTTTGGTTAGTTGCTCTTTGGAATGCCATGGGTTAGTCCTCAGACTCGTTAGTATATGGGGCGTCGCTAGTGTCCATTTCAGCGTCACAATGCGGACAAAATCCGTCGGCGTTAGATAGCTCGTTGCCGCTAACCCACTGCTGGCATGACCAACACCGCCACTCCCCCTCTCGTTTCCAAAGCGTCATCACTCCCCCTTCACTTCGCATTTGATGCCAGCGGCAAATAGCGCCAGCGCCACATCTTTCAACGCTTCGTTGTAATACGCAGCATTTGCGGCGCTCACACGTTGACCTTTAAGCATCCAGTAGCCATCCGAATCATCACGCTCAACTTTTGGCGGAAACTTAATGGCCCGCCCTTCCAGTTCAGCGATGCGTCCTTTTGCTGCAAGCAACTCAGCAGCAATTTCACGCCAACTTTCATAGCTTGCCTCCAGCTTGTCCCAATCGGGATTGAAGTTTGCCAGCTCGGATAATTGGTCTTTCAGAAATGCGTTGCTTTTCTGCGCACTCTCCAGCGCCTCTACCAGCGCCAAATAGTCGCGGTCAGTTTTGAATATGTGGCGCTCTGCCGTCTCCAGTGCGTCGAGAGTTATTTCCAGAATATCGCGCATTTGCTGGGCGTTGCCGTGGCATGCCTCGTCGTACCGTTCCCAGAGCCGCGAGAACTTTTCTGCATATTTTGGGCGGGCGATTAGTTCTGTTGTGTTCATGCTGCGCTCCCTTCAATCTTGTCGTCGAATTCATCTTCTGTCAGGTAATCGCTCTGGAACGGCTCACATGATGATGTGCATCCGTCACCGTCGTCAGGGTTTGTATTTGTCAGGTAAATCAGCCGCTGGCGGTCTTCCAGGTTTGCGTCAGTAATTAGCTGGTCTGTATCCCGCTTTCTCCGCCACCAGGTATGGCCAGCAACTGCTTTAACCATCCCGTATTTCTCTTCCATGTCGCGATTCCAGGAGAACCACTCAGGGTGTTCATGAGCTATCAGGTAAAGTTTCGCGTCACTCTTCTTGAAGCAGGTCAGGCAGTTTCCATGATGTGGTGGAATGTTGAGTTTGAACGGCATGGCATCCCAGAAGTCGTTCACATCTTGCTTATCAAAGTCACCCCAATGGCAAAGCGGATAGACCAGGTTGTAACGTTTAGTAGATGCCTTCTCCATGCTGGCGCGTTCTGGCTCATCAGCTCGCATACCAATTGCCGTTTTTGCCGACCATCCTCGACGCGCAAGGCCGACAGCACGCATCCATGATCTGATGGTCTGAGTCTTCAGATAATCACTGCATTTCTGACGCGATACGTTAGGTATTCCCTCTACGCTAATGAACTGCTCAAATGGTTCGCCGTTTCTGGATGCGGTTTCGAATGAGACAACGCGGTGGCGCATACCAACACCATGCTCACTGCTGGTTACGCCTTCCAGCCAGACAAGATTAAGTCCGAAAAGTTTGTCCACTTTATCCGCAAAAATAAGTGTCTCCGGGTGTTCGCGGCCAGTGTTAGCAAACACAAAATGCATGTCGAAGTCATCTGCATAGTTCTGAAGTAGAAAGTCGCACATAAATGCTGACGACTGGCCTCCAGAGAACGACACGACCATAGGTTCTTTGTTCACAACGCACCTCCATTGCTGTTACCGCGCAGCTCGTCATCAAACATGCCTTTTCGGATTTGTGCGGCGTAATCACGGATTGAGTTAGGACTGAAGGTCAGATTAGGTCGCAGTGTTTCGAGGTGATCCGCGACGAGCTCAACGCCCTGCGCCCGCACTTCAGCCAGAAATGCGTCGGTAGCGGGGGTTAGTAATATTTCACGTTCAAGAGTTGCACGGATTTCATCTATATAACCCTGAGCAACGTCATCATTCATGGTGTGATAGATAGTGGCGCAGGTGTTGCATATCCAGTCTGCCTGAATTGGTTTTAATTCCTTCAGCGCCGCATTCTCGGCCGCCAGCGCCTCACTACGCGCCGTCTGCACGTCCAGCGCGGTAGCCAGCTCTGTGACCATCTTTGCTATCGTGATAATCGGAGTTTCGTCACTCATAGTTGCTGCAAATTCGTGTCCAACACGAACAAGGTGTTTGTTGTTATTTTCCATGCTGTATTTCTCCCGCGACCCGACCGCAACCGCTGTTTAGCGTCGCTTCGGATAGTTGATTGATTGTTTGTTGGCGTAAAAAGAGGGGTTTATTTGATTTGGAAAGTCATTTTTTCGAGTTTGGCTAACTGCTTTTCGAGTGATTTAATTTTTTCGACACGCCGACGTTCGCAGTCATTCAGAGCGTCTTCTTCGTTTCGCCAGAAGTCTTTGCCGTGGGCATGTTGCTGATATCCACCATCAATACGCCAAGAGGCCATACTCCCTTCGTAGCTAATTTCTGCATTCACTATGAATGGCCCGGCTGTCAGCGCGTACTTTGTTACGTAAACTGTTGTCATTGCTTTTCCTCAAATAAAAAGGCCACTGAGTTAGTGGCCTGGTTAGTGGATGGCTTCTTTAAGCCTTTCATAGTTCATGCTGAAATCGCTCATCAAAACCCCCTGATGTGATCCTCAAGCCTGAGCGCATTGTCTGCTGCCATTCTGCGGGCACTGTCGATTCGTGCCTGGTCTTCTGGGTATTTACCAGATACCAGGGTTAACTCGGCACACACACGATAGAGATAGTTTTTAGCTCTCATCATGGCCTCTTTGTCATCGTTCTTAGCATTCGTACTCATCGTGATACTCCATATTTTCATCGCGGGAAAACGCATAGGGATCCAGACCAGAGTGAGCATTGCTGAAGAAATAAGTTTTCTCAGCACCAGGGGCATGGCGTGATTTCGTGCAGATTATTTCAGTCACCCCTTTAAGCTCCGTTTGCGGGTTGTATTTCTCATCGCGGTAAACCATGAAAATCACATCCGCTTCCTGCTCAATTACGCCAGATTCACGAAGGTCGGAGTTTACAGGTCGCTTATTTGCCCTCTCCTCTACCTTTCGGCTGAGTTGTGAAAGTGCGATGACCGGGCAACGCAGTTCCTTTGCCAGATTCTTCAAGCCGGTGGCTATTTCCCCAACTGACTGGTTCATGTTTTCCGGGTTGGTCATTTTCATCTTCTGGATATAGTCGATGACGATGACGCCCAGTCCGCCAAGCTTTTTATGCATCCTGCGGGCCTCTGAGCGGATCTGGTGAACGCTAAGCGATGTTTTGTCGTTGATGTGGATCGGGGCGAGAACAAACTCCTCAAGGCATCTTCCCACCTTCGCCCATTCGGCATCCTGATTCTTCCCGTTCTCACCGAGCAACCCCGCCTTGCTGACGCCTGCCCGGTGAAAAGCAATGCGTTGAGATATTTGCTCAATGGGCATTTCGAGGCTAAAGAAAAGCACTGGCTTTTTGCTCTTGAGAGCCACTGTCTCTGTCGCAGTTGTGCTAAACATGGTTTTACCCATGCCCGGCCTGCCGCCAACCACGATAAAGTCTGTGTTGTTGAATCCTCCAAATGCTTTATCGATATCGGTCATCCCCAGTTGCGTTCTGTGCTTCCAGATATCGCCATTCAGGATTGACTCAACCTCTTCAATTGCAATTTCTATCCCGTCCAGGATGTGTCGGGTACCGGCATCCCTGAATACAGCTACTTCTCCGATGCTGGACTGAATACTGCCTATGATGTCCTGCACGCTTTCTGTGGTGGGCTCGGTTAGCTTCTGAATGCCTTCCTGCAGCATCTGAACCATGCTCCTGCCAGTAGTTAGCTCCTTCAGCTTCTGGACGTATGTCGGGAGGTTTCGAAGAGAGGGAATATCCTTGGTGGTTTCTGCCAGGTATCCAAATCCGCCGACCTTGTCCAGCTCCCCTCTTGCCTCGATGTCAGAAGTGACTGTAAGCAAATCCACAGGAGACCCAATTGAATTAAGTCTCTTCAGAGTCGCCAGGACAACTTTGTGTCCGTATACGGTGAAGTCGTTTTCGTTAAGCCCCTCAATGGCGTCAAGGGCTGCATCCGAGAACTCATCCCGCGCCAGCATGATTGTCCCGAGCACATTTCGCTCGATGTATAAATCAACAAATCTGCTCATGCAGGAACTCCTTTGCGCTGCCTGTGCTCGTTTATCGCCTGCTCATACACCTGGCCCCAGTTCTTGGGGTTTAGCACCCAATCAAGTGTCAGCCAGGGCTTTGTGTCAGCTGAGGCAAACAGGGATGATTGCTTGATGAGATCGAATGCCGTTCCGATATGTTTTGCTTCGCGCCAGTTTCCAGAGTTTGTTTTCCCGTTCCAGACTGCCTCCAGATTTCCGTAAGCCGGGCGGCGTCTGTTCCATTCGTGCAAAGCGATAGCTTTCGACGGGAATTTCTCATTCCACATACCGATCAGCACTTCATGAGGACATGAAACAGGATTCTGTGTACCGCCATCAGCCCAAATCAAAGCGTCCGAAAGGTATCCATCGAATCGAGTCATGGTGCAAATGTTGTTTGGCTTTGGAACTGTCTTGCGCTGTTTCCAGCACGTAATCGCCCACCTGACAACCAGCTTGACCTCATCGACCGAGTAACAAACACCTTTTGTCTTGGCAGTGCTAAGAGCCTTTTCAAACGCAGCTGCTGATGAGCATCGTGACCCTGAAAGCTGGTTGTAATATTCAAGACAATCCATGGCGAGTTCTTCAACCCCCTCTGGGGGATATAGGGGGTTTTTATTATTCTTATTAACTACATTCTTATTCTGTTCGACGGGTGGTTCGACGGGTGGTTCGACACCTACCAGTCTTAAACCCGCGCCGTTACTGGGTTTGGGTTCGACGGGTGGTTCGACGGAGGGTTCGACGCCTGAAACACCCTGATATTCGCAGTAATTTGTGATTGTTATCACGGTGCCAAACGGCGTCCCTTTGGTGTTTATCATCCCCTCCCGTGAGAAGAAATTAAGCATCCTTTCTACAGATTTGGCGCTCTTTTCGTTTCCTTCCTGATCTCGTAATTTCCGGGCCATTATCGCAGTTGTTGTAACAAGCTGCCCGGCATCCAGAAACCATTCACGACCAGCAAATTCAACCATGCCGGGCTTGAATCTTGCCTGACTGAGCAACCTCACCCACAGGGCAAGCTTCGCTGTATCTGTAGCCCATGGTGCATCCAGAGCGCTTCTGAACAGAGCGAAGTGGCCAGACTTTCTGTTGTCCACACATGAGCTCCTGGAGGGCGATCCCTCCGTCCTGCTTAATAACTTAACGACGCCCATTTTTCCCCCTGACCTTTGCCAGTGCTAATCTGAATTCCCCAATAAAACGAGCGGCAAACGCCCGGTTATTGGCTGCTGCTACCACCAACCCATCAGGGGAATCAGGGTGCCGAATCTCTTCTTTTTCCTGGTGCTTTCTGCTCTTTCGCATTAAAATATCTCCTGTTGATTGTGTTGGCGTAACACAGTGAAAATTAAGCCCTGAAAGAGTTACCGCTCTTTTGGGGTTTTTCATTTTTGAGGATTGCAGCGACTTCCCGAGCTAACCGGGCCATATCGTCGTCCACCACACCCCATTCCAGCACCGCCAGTAACATTGCCATTCGAGGCAGTAACGTTTCCTTCCAGCGCGTAATCTGTGATTTATCCACTCCCAGCGCCTTAGCGATATTTGATGCGCCACGCATAGCGATCTGACTGTGTAACCATGATTCAATATGCCGTGCGGAGTGTTTGTTGCGTGAGGTTGTATCGTCCATTTGCGATGATTCCTTTGTTAAATAAATACAGTTGATGTGGCGATTCCCTTTCAGGAGCCACAGAGATTTGTAGTTTTGAATTACTGCCCTTTTTCAGGGCTTAGATGTGAAAAGAACGGTGGTGCTTAGGCTGCTTTGGGCGGGAAGAGATCATCCAGTGAGACTTCTATGCCATGTTTTCTGAATGCAGCGATAAAAGTTCGGCAGAGATCGATATCCATTCCACGCCGCCCGGTTTCGTAATGGCAAATTGCACCGCGAGTACAACCAACCATCTTTGCTAAATCAGACTGCGTTAGCCCAACGCGCTCACGGAAAATGCGAATGTTATTCATAGGGCCCTCCTTAGCCCTAAGTATACATATCGTATTCTATCCTGCAAGCATAATATACGAATTGTGTCTCGTTAATAAGGATACAAATCGTATAATTTAAGGATGAAAATGAACTGGTACGATATCGCTAAGCAAAGGATTGATGCGCTTGGTTTGAACCAAGAAAAACTGGCTGAGCACATTGGTGTAACCAAGGGTGCCGTTAGTCATTGGCTAAATGGACGCCGCAATCCAACCTTGCAAGAGATCGGAGCCATTTTTGAATATCTTGGCGTTAAGGATGCATCGTTCAACTCAGATGGCACGTTTACAGTGGGTGAGGCCGAGGAAGCGACTGCTTTATCTCGGCAATATGAATACCCACTGTTTACTTCTGTTCCGGCTGGCGCTTTCTCCGAGGTTGGGACTTTCACAGAAAACGATGCAAAGGCTTGGGTCTCAACCACCAAAAAGGCCAGCAAAGACGCGTTCTGGCTTGAAGTTACTGGGCACTCAATGACGGCTCCGCAAGGTATGCGCCCCAGCTTCCCGGAAGGCATGCTTATTCTGGTAGATCCGGCAGAAGAAGTAGAAGCTGGTGATTTTTGCGTAGCTGGCGTGTTCGGTGATTCTGAAGTCACATTCAAAAAGTACACGTGGGATGATGGGAAGCATTGGTTGGAACCACTTAACCCTAACCCGCGCTATGAGAGCATTCCGTGCAACGAGAACTGCCGCATCATCGGAAAAGTGGTTAAGGCTCAGTGGCCTGAGGATATGTTTGAATAAGTGATAGGTCGCAGACATGCGGCCTTTTTTTCGTTCAAAAATAAATATTGCACGTTACAGCGTGCATATGATTATAATGCTCGTACATTCACAACACGAGCGCAGCAATATGACTAATCAAATTGAACATGGTGCAGATAAAGAACCCTCAGGAAAAGCAAAGGGCGGTAAAGCAAAAGCTGCAAAAATGACTCCTGATGAACGAAAAGAAGCTGCTAAAAAAATGGCGGCCGCTAAAAAAGAATTGGCATCCCTACCAATAGCTGAATATGGCTCATCTGATGCACCACTACGCATTGGTGATGCAGAGATACAATGTTATGTACTAAGCGATGGCTCACGGGTTCTTTCTCAAAGGGGTGTATTTTCAGGCTTGGGTATGTCTGGAGGTGCTGCTGACCGACTGCTTAATTTTGTAGGCGGGGACAGGATAAAACCTTTTCTAAACAACGACATATTGCCGGTTATCGAAAACCCCATAAAGTTCAGACACAAAACCGGTGGAGGAGTCGCTTTTGGTTATCCCGCGACCATTTTGGCGGACATTTGCGATGCAATTCTCGCAGCCAGAAAGGAAGGAAAGCTTCAAAAGCAACAGGAGCATTTAGCTGAACGTGCCGAACTACTCGTTCGTGGCTTTGCTAGAGTTGGTATAGTAGCCCTAATCGATGAAGCTACTGGATATCAGAAAGCCCGTGAGCGAGATGCACTCGCAAAAATACTTGAAGCTTTTGTTGCTAAAGAATTACAACCATGGGTACACACCTTCCAACCTGATTATTATGAACAGTTGTGTCGCCTCCGAGGGGTTCCTTATCCGCCTCAAAAGAAAAACTTTCCCTCTTATTTCGGTACGTTAACCAATAAAATAGTTTATGACCGCCTTGCACCAGGATTGCGAGATGAGCTTAAAAGTGAAGCGGCCAAGAGTAAGAGAAAGGGGCGACTCCACCAACATCTTACCCAAGAAATTGGCCATCCTAAGCTTAGAGAGCATCTATCTTCAGTCGTAACAATTATGAAATTGAGCAAGGATTACGAACAATTTGAGGACAGCTTAGAAATGGTTCATCCTGAGCCCCCCAAAACTGACAACTAAATATTATTACTGACCCGGCCACCGCGCCGGGTTTTTTATTGCCCTCAATCAAGCGCCTCACTCACCTTCCTCACTATCTCAGCTTAAATGCGACCATTTCCATCTATCAATGCACTGATTGATGGCGATTAAAAATAAATCCCCTTAAAAATCAACAATACGTATTCACTTCATCAAAAAAGTATACATATCGTATTGCATTAAAGTTTACGATGCGTATACTTAATTTCATCAGCAGGACAGCACTAACGCCACGGACGGTGATGCTCATTAACACCTGGCCCTGAAAAAGGGCAAATACACCGAAGCAGACAGCTTCTGGATGATGTGAATTGCAGCCGCCCGACGGCAACCGCGAGGATAAGCACCGTGGCACATCATCCAAAAGCTAACTGACAGGAGGATGTATGAACGCACAAGCACGCCGCCGCGAACGTCGCGCAGAAAAACAGGCTGAATGGAAAGCTGCTAATCCCCTGTCAGTAGGGGTAAGCGCCAAACCTGATAGCCGACCTGTTTTGTCGCTGTCTCGCAAAGTGAAATCACGCGTAGAAAGCGCTTTAAACCCTATCGACTTAACCGCGCTGGCTGAATACCGGCAGGAACTTGAAAGACGCGCAGAAGCTGTTGAGCGCAAGAATAGACGCACCTGGTACAAAGACAGCAACCCTTACGGCAACAAGATTCACGCAGTGCAGAAGTCACGCGGCAAATCTACTCCACTTATTTGAGGTAATGGCAATGGAACGTTTTGCAAAGCTCTTTGAAAGCTACGACCGACAGATTCTGGTCAGGAAAGGCGAAAACAGTGATGGGGACTACGCGCTGTGCATCTCAACCATGTTTGACGGTACAGAGATGGCTTTCAACCTTGGATTCGGCGACAACGAAGACGCGATGGATCATGCGCTGGATTCATTCACACAAGAGCAGGCTGATGTGTTTGGTAAGAAATTCGAAGGCCAAACTAACGCGTTTGAGGCTTTCAAGACGCTGACAAATACCAGTGAAGATGATGAATGAGGTCGCTTAGGCGGCCTTTTTTACAAGGTAACTACAGAGGGTAAGGTGATGGGAAGACTTATCGTGCTTTTGCATGTTGATGATGCAGAAGATGTACAGATTGCCAAAGATGCGTTTGACGACAATCTTGTTTTCAGTACATGGGAAGAGGCTGACGATTGGGCGGCCCGGAACACTCAAGGGATTTGGGTGAAAACAGTAAATCTTGACGACGATGACGACTAACCCGCTTCGGCGGGGTTTTTATTGCCTCATAACCAGGTTCATTTACGAGTGAGCCGCGTTATGGGTTCCCTGGCAAGCCGCTGCCACGCTTTTCGACGCGGCATTCATCATCGGAGGATTTATGTAACTGGTAACAGTGACGACTGAAAACAAACATTGAGGAATTTGAAGAATTTTCACTGCTTCAAACAGGAGGCGCATGCAAAGCCTGCTCATCCTGTCTCTGCTGATAACGGTTTGGCTTAACCGGGATTCAGCTCCGAGGCGCGACCATTCAGGCAGAAGGGTCAGCGCTAAATCTACTGGCTTAAGGCGCTCAAACAGCGCAGAGGCACATCGCTTCAGGCGATGGGTAGAAGAGACAATTATCTGATTTAAGCCCGGTAGCCCCTGCCGATTCAGGGGCATTCATAACTCAGTCTCTTCACCGAGGCGATTCAGTTATGAAGGCAACTATGAACACGTTCAGCGCCCGCCTTGGGCAGGAGAAGATTATGGTTCATCAGCATTACGGCACCCAGACGGTAAACCGCGGCGCTGTCCTGCCCGGTATGCTCGTTAAGCATAAAGACAGCACCTGGACAGCATCAGCCAATAAACGCGGTCGCTTATATCTGCATCGTGGTATCGAACGCACGTACACAACCGACCTGCTGGTTGAGGTATTTCTCGACGGGATGGGTCGCGGCTTGAGACATTAGCCCATTACTTATTCGGGCCGTGAGGTGCGAGCTTAAATTCCAGATGATATAGCTTTCCATCAGGTGCCTGGAAGTCGACTTCAAATGCATCCGGTGGGTTGAACGGGTCAGGAACATTTCTTGCGATACAGGTTGATCGCCAAGCAATGTGTCCATTCTTAGCTAAACCCAGAGAGCGTGACTTCCACCAGTCATACCAGGACTGGTCATATGGCTGATCGCTACCCTTTTCTCTCACGAACCAGTGATTCCTCTTGGAACGCTTACCCATCTCTATCGTTGGGTACATCGGGCTCGGCAGTTTTTTATTAATCAGCATATGGTCTCCACAATGGTGCCGTTGCGCTGATCGCATTTTGCACAACATCACCTATTTATCAAGTAATCACATTAAACCGCCTGGCGGCTACATAGCGCCGGGATGTCCACAACCAATTTTAATTACTGAGGTGCCCTATGAATCTCAAATTCACAGCTCATTACCTGACTGTCAGAGATAGTTCTTATCCGGGGTGCACGGCGTTCCTGGCAGAAGGTGTCGAACTGGACGGAACAATCGACAGTCGCGAAGTCCTCAGTCAGTTAGACCATGCAGTTATCGTCGACTGGCTAACCGAGCAGGGTTACAGCGTATCAGCACCACAGGAGCATGCAGCATGAGCGCACAGGAACAGTGGTCAGACGAAGCGTTTATTCGTTTGATGCGCGATGTTATCGCCGACTCCGACCAGGATGAGCAGGAGCCGGTAAATCTGGCAGCAGAACGACAGAACCCGGCAATCAGCTGGGCTGAATTTTCAGGGGATTTCACATGAACGTATACAAGGCAATAAGCGCTGTCGCCAGGGACATGGCCGAACAGGGGATTAGCAAGGACAGAGAAAATCGCCAGCAGGGATTCAATTTCCGCGGAATCGACCAGGTATACAACGCGCTTGCACCAATGCTGGCTAAGCATGGGCTGGTTATTCTTCCCCGAATCACAGAGCGGACGGTAACTGAGCGTACAACACAAAAAGGCGGCGTGTTGTTTTACGTTGTCGTTAAAGCTGAATTCGATTTTGTGGCAACCGAAGATGGAAGTAAGCACACCGTTATCACTTACGGTGAGGCTATGGATAGCGGCGATAAGGCCACAAATAAAGCTATGTCTATCGCCTACAAATACGCTGCATTTCAGGCCTTCTGTATTCCTACCGAGCAAACTGCGGTCGACCCGGATGCTGAAACTCATGAGGTTGCAGCGCGTTCTCCTGACGACATTCTGGCCGACTTCTCAGCGCTGGCCGCAGACTGCGGAACAATTGAAGAACTGAAGGGCATTTACAAGCCAGCATGGAACGCTCTGGCTAAGTATCCAGAACATCAACAGAAGTGCGTAGACGTATTTAAAACGCGCGGCTCTGAGCTAAAGCAGGCGGCATAAATGGCAATTAACACTATCACTATTTCCGGCAACGTTGGCAAAGACGCGGTACTCCGCGTCACGCCAAATGGAAAGCATATTTCATCATTCTCTCTGCCTGCAAAAGCCGGGTTTGGTGAGAATGAAAAAACATCATGGCTTAACTGCAAAATGTTTGGCGCGATGGCTGAGAAACTATCCTCTGCGATCGTCAAAGGTGCGAAGGTCACTGTGTCAGGTGAGTTTGTTATTGAAGAATGGACTCGTCAGGACGGTACACAGGCACAGACGCCGACCATTCTTGTCAGAGATATTGACCTTCCACCGCGTGGCACTCCGGGCAACGATAGTCCTCGCCAGCGCAAGGCAACACAGCAGCTCCAGCCGCAACAACCGGATCATAGCAATAACGAGCCACCCATGGATTTTGACGACGATATCCCCTTCTGATTTAACTCAATAAGGAATTTTGAAATGGTTTCACCTCTTCCCGGGGCGGATTACCTGCGCCCGCCTGAAAAGCTCGGCACCCGCGAAGAGGTTCTGAGCCGCATGAAAGAACTAATCGACGGATTCGATAATCAGCAGGAGCCAGAGAGCAAGGAAGCTCGCATGGAGCGACACATTAAGCACAGGCATGAAGCCGAAGTGCATTTCCACAACGCGCAGGCAGCGACGTTCCCACGCTTCGTTGCCATCGGGCCCCGCCAGCCAGCACAGAAACAGGAGTATGTCTGGACTGGTCGGTACGGTCACGTCAGACAGGATTAAGGTGAGTTATGGACTGGAAACCTGAAGAGATTGCGCTGTTTCTGCGACACACCAACGCAGAGATAGCAGAGATTACCGGGCGCGATATTAACGAAGTCGGCGATAAACGGCTGGCCTGGAATATCGTGCGTAACTGTTGGGATGTGTTCGATCCGGAGCGTGCGGCATGAGTGACTACGGAGGATCAACAACCCCCACCGCCGAGCGCGACTACTGGCAAACACCTATTGAGATATTCAACGCTCTCGATGCTGAGTTTGGCTTCTACCTGGACGCTGCAGCCAGCCAGAGTAATGCGTTATGCGGTCACTATCTCACTGAACTGGATAACGCGCTGAATTGTGAATGGGTGAGCTACGGGCCTGTATGGGTAAATCCCCCCTATTCCGATATCACACCATGGGTAAGGAAAGCAGATGAGCAATGCCGCCGACAGGGACAGCCGGTAGTGATGCTTGTTCCTGCGGATATCTCAACGGGATGGTTCAGCCTTGCAATGGAGAGCGTAGACGAAGTGCGGCTGATTACCGGCGGGCGTATTAACTTTAAACCGGCAACGCCGAGGCCGAAAGGCAAGCGCGAATCAAACCCGAAACCCTCGTTGTTTCTAATCTGGCGACCTTACATCCGGCCGCGCGGGCAAATCACTAACGTCTCCAGAGATGAACTAATACGGATTGGACAGGAATATATCGAAGATGTGGAGGCAGCGTGAAAGTTAAAACAGCAGAGCTTGAAGGCGTACAACTTGATGTGGCTGTTGCCATTGCTATAGGTGGTCATGTTACCACAGCTCAGTATGCTCAGGTCTACCTAAACGGCATGCGTCAATTGTGCGGCGAAGTTAATAAGCGTCACAGCCGCTATGTGTTTTCACCATCTACAGACTGGAAGGATTGCGGAGAGCTGATGGAGAACCTTTCTATAAGCTGCTACCAGTCGGCAGACGCGGCGACTGGAAAGGTGCTTCATTGGGTTGGCGTTAACGAATTATATGGTGATGGAAAACGCCGAGGGTGGATTGCTGATAACCCTCGCGTCGCCATCTGTCGAGCTGTCGTAGCGGCCAAAATTGGCGATGAGGTAGACATTCCTGATGAGCTGATAAGCAAGGGGACACCATGAGCGCAGAACTAATCGACGCTGCCAACGAGCAGGTTGAACACAATTTGCAGATAGCGCTGGCGAACCGGCGCACATTCAGCAACGCGGTATCGGCTACACACTGCACGGATTGCGGTGATGAACTGGACCAGAGACGCCGGGAAGCGGTGCCGGGATGCACGATGTGCGTTGACTGCATGGCTAAACAGGAATTACTGGCTAAGCAAAGGGGGGTGATGTGATGGATTACAGCAAGATGGGCGACTTTGAGATTAATAAAGCCGTTGCAGAAATCGCTATCAGCGGGGACTGGTTTATTGAACCAACAGATGAAAGCCCGTCATGGTTCGTTAATCTCGGTGTGGAAGGAAAAAATACCGTAAAACTACCCGACTACTGCAACAACGCAGCCGACGCGTGGCCGATTATCGTGAATAACAAAATCAGTGTTTATGCGGGTCGTGATGATGACCGGCGTGGTAAGTGGGGCGCAGAGGGTTTTAAAACTGATTCGCCATACCATTTCGACGACAACCCACTTCGCGCCGCAATGATAGTTTTCCTGAAAATGCAGGAGTCAGCCAATGTTCCAGCTAATCCAGAGGGGCCAGATATACGCTGATATGGCGGGATGGCCGGTAATCATTCACAGCACCACATCAGAAATAGTCCGCTACTGGCGACAGGGCCGGATTAACACCGCTTCAATCGACCGATTTAACCAGGATTTCGAATACCTCGACTATCACGAGGCGAGGCGTATTCGTGCCGAACTTGAAGACAGCGAGAACATTAAACACATCCGCGCTATGCGGGTGGCATGAGGAGGAGACGTGAGGATAACAATCACTGTGGATTCAACCCTCGATATCGAGTCAGCAGTCACCGCATTAAGGCATTTCATCAGAGAGAAGAAAACCGTCGATGGTACGAGTGATGTTTGGGGTATCGGAACTAACGATAAAAAATACTTCAGTGTCCGCGTAAAGCCGAACGGGAATTATGCAGTAAAGCAACAGGAATAAAGCACCTGCCAGCCGATTCCCTGAGTCGGCTATCCGGTGCAATGTCGCACCTGACCGAATGAGGACGAAGCTCGTTCCGGTTAAATGGAGAATACCCTCGTTGATTTTGGCCGCTCTATATGGGCGGCTTCTTTTTTGCCTGGAGATAACCAATGGAGACATACAGCATCACATTAGATGAGGCCTGCGCCATGCTCGGCATATCCAGACCAACCGCAACAAACTGGATCAAGTCAGGAAGACTGCAGGCCACCCGCAAAGACCCTTCAAAAACAAAATCCCCCTACCTCACTACTCGCCAGGCTTGCATTGCGGCCCTCAAATCGCCGCTGCATACTGTTGCCGTGAGCGCGGGTGATGGCATTAAAGAGGAAACGAAATGTCACTCTTCCGCAGAGGTGAAATATGGTACGCCTCGTACTCGCTCCCGGGCGGGAAGCGAATTAAGGAAAGCCTTGGGACTTCCGACAAGCGGCTCGCTAATGAGCTACATGACAAGCGCAAAGCTGAACTGTGGCGAGTAGAGCGGCTTGGGGATTTCCCGGATGTAACGTTTGATGATGCATGCATGCGCTGGCTGGAAGAAAAAGCAGAGAAGAAGTCTCTCAAGGATGATCGTGGACGGATGGCGTTCTGGCTGGCGCACTTTGAAGGGGTTCGGTTAAAGGATATCACTGAGCAAAAGATTTACTCAGCTGTCAGCCGGATGAGCAACAGGAAGCAACTGGAGATATGGAAATCGAAAGCGGCGGCAGCGCAAAGGAATGGTTTACCGGCACCGGAATACCAGGCGACTCAGGTAACCACGTCGACCAAGGCCAAACATCTGGCGCTGATGAAGGCGATCCTACGTGCTGCAGAAAGGGAATGGAAGTGGCTGGAGAAAGCGCCTGTTATCAAAATCCCCCAGGTGAGGAATAAGCGCGTTCGGTGGCTGGAAGTGGAAGAGGCAAAAAGGCTGATTGATGAATGCCCGGAGCCGCTGAAATCAGTCGTCAGGTTTGCGTTGGCAACCGGACTCAGGCGATCGAACATCATCAATCTGGAATGGCAACAAATAGACATGCAGCGTCGTGTTGCCTGGGTAAACCCTGAGGACAGCAAATCCAACAGAGCCATTGGGGTGGCGCTGAACGATACGGCCTGCAGGGTGCTCAGGGAGCAGATAGGCAACCACAATAAATGGGTTTTTGTCCACCTAAAATCAGGCAACCGGCCGGACGGAACAAAAACACCAGAAGTCAGGAAAATGCGAGTTGATGACGGTCGTGCATGGAATGCAGCCTGTCGTCGTGCAGGGATTGAGGATTTCAGGTTTCACGACCTGAGACACACGTGGGCTAGTTGGCTGATCCAGTCCGGCGTCCCGTTGTCTGTACTGCAGGAAATGGGTGGATGGGAGTCCATTGAAATGGTGCGGCGTTATGCGCATCTGGCACCCAATCATTTAACCGAACATGCGCGGCAAATTGACTCAATTTTGGGGGCTTGTGTCCCAAATATGTCCCACATGGAAAAAATGGAGAAAATCAAAGAGGGGTAA